GTCATAGCCTGAACATGGCGGCACTCAGTAAGCGCAGCTTCGGCCTTGTCTATGTTCTCGTTGATCTGGTTGAGCGCGTTCTCAAGCTCGTTTAGGCGCTTGGCTGCTAGGTATTTGGCTTCGTTCATTTCAGTTGCTCCTTAGCGTGAATAGTTACAGCGACAGCGAGCGCCGGCCAAACATGCGACGAGACGCCGTAGAGCGGCCCAGGCTGCGATTTAGTACCTACCTGAGGGGTAGCGCCACCTCCGGTTGCCGGATAGCTGTCAAGCAGCGCCTGGCGAATATTGGCATCCTTGGCCTTGGTGGTTCCACACAGGTGTATTTTCACGTCCTTGCGATAGACCAGCAACACGGCGTCAGGGTCGCGCCATGATTGCAGGAAGCGGCCGATCCAGACACATGTTTCGAACACCTCTCGCCCAACCGCCATACCGTAGCTGGCGATCATTTCGACGGCCATCACGTCGGCCTCGTAGGTGCTGCGGATTTCGTCCATCATGGCGAGGTTGTCCAGCACGCCGAACGCGATAGGTCGGCCGTCATCAAGTAGGCACCAGCCGGATTTCGTTGTGCCAGGGTCGATTGCAAGAATTTTCATTCCATCAGTCCTTTTCGTTTTAAAATTGCTTGGCTCTCTGTGCGTGCCAGGTCGAAGTACTTGTCGACCAGAGAGCGCGGCATGTGGCCGGCGTATCCGCCATCGAGGAACGTGTGGCAGGCAAAGCATCCATAAGCGCCCTCGACATCGCGCGCCTTCAGGCCGGCGCCCTTACCATCGACCGAGTGGTTGGAGTGACACCAGACAGTCGTGTCAGTACGTCCATTGCAGCAAGGGAAGCGAAGCGTGCATTCTTCGCCCTTCGCGCTTTTCCGAATCGGCGTCATCTTCGGCCCTTTGGACTTGAGCTTCGAACGAGGCGCCGGCTTGCCGCTGGCGGCCGGCTTCGACACGAACGCGGTCCTGGTCATTGGCGCCGATCGCTTCATGCTATGCACTCCATCACGGTTTCTATCCAGGCTTTCGCGACTTGCGGGACAATGGCATTGCGGGCGGCATCTGTTCCCGCCACGCATCGGGGTATCCCATCACCCATAGCTCGAAACCCGGTGAGTGCACTTTCCCAATTTCTCTCCCACGGAAAGGGTTGCTTGACCCTCCCCACTCGTCCAGCCTGCCCGCCACATGATTCTTTCCATGGTTGCTTGTCCCGCTTGGAGTGGGCAACCCAGTAGAGGCGCTGCCTGATGTGAAGTGCGCCGATGCCCGCAGCGCACAGATCGGCGGCCCCTGTTGCATATCCCATAGCTTCCAAGTTAGATCGAACAATGGAGAGCCAATCCCTTCCAGCCTTGCTTGCAACTTGCTCGCCAGCGACAACTGCAGGCTTGCACTCTTGGATAAGATGGGCATATGCTGGCCAGAGGTGCCTATCGTCAGCAACCCCAAGTCCTTTGCCTGCCGCGCTGAAAGGTTGGCAAGGTGCGGAACCGGTCCAAATAGGTCTATCATCTGACCAGCCGGCGGAACGAAGAGCAAGGCTCCATCCTCCGAGTCCGGCGAAAAAATGACATTGGGTGAATCCGCGCAAGTCGCTTGGTCTAACATCCTCTATACTCCTAGTGTCTACCACTCCATCAGCTATATGGCCTGCACGGATTAGATTGCAAAGCCATTTAGCCGCGTGCGGCTCTATTTCGTTATAGTAGACGCCGCTCATGCAGCCACCGCCGGCCGGAAGAAGTCCATCGGCAAATCCGCATACGGCGCCATGCCCAGTTGCTTGGCCGGCTTGATGATGCGCTTGATCATCGGGTCAATCATGGCGCGTTCGGCCATTGCCAGGATAGGCTTGCGTTGGGGGGGGGTAGTAGGGCGGCCGATGTCACCGATCGAATAGCTGGTAGGATTCTGGCCTTGGAACGTGCGTTTGCCTACCGTGGCGTCGATGTAGCCGCCGTCGCGCAGATGGTGCAGCGGAGCGCGCAGGGTTGACGCTGACTGCTGGTAGTGCGCACAAATCGCCACCATGCCGCAGCCGGGATTGGCGGCGATGAAATCGTACATGTTCTGCATGCGCTTCAGCATTGTCTGTTGTAAATCGGTCACACTATCTCTCCTTGTGATACGTGGTTTCTTCGGGGTAAGCTTTGGCGCTGGAGGCGGCGGCATACGGATGGCCAGGCGCTGCTGACCAAGCGGCTTGGCGAACCGAGCGGACAGGCCAGCCAAGAACTTTTCAATACCGCTAGCGTCGGCAACCACGCAATAGCGGTAGACTGCCTTCTTGCCGTCAGGGCTTGATTTGAGTCGGTCAATCACGCCACCGCAGCGCATGGTGATGATGTACTCGTCGCAGCGCTTCATGGACAGGCTCATGCCTTCGCGAATCTCGCGCGCCGACATGCCGCCAGGGTGGCGAGCCAGCATGTCCATCACGCGGCGAAGGTCCATGTTACGTTTCAGCGACTGAGGATGAGGGATCAGGTCGGTCATGATTAGCTCCGTGGGTGCAGCTTGACGGCAACAGCCAGCATCGCCAGCGTTGTTTTCTGTCCACGACTATCTAGCTGGTCGAACATTGCCAGGAGGGCTGCGCGATCTACTGCTTCGGCGTGCGTCAGGCGGTGGCGGGTAGGGTTCTGGTTATGCATTTCGCTTAATGTCGCCCACTGTGATTTTGTCTTTTGCGATTCGTACTCGCGCTCGTTCTGCTCACTGACTGCACGCACCGTGTCAATGGTGGACTGACTGATTTCCAGTTTCATGATCTTCCTTCGTTAGGTGAGTTAAAGCGTCTTTGCTTCAGCGCGGCGATTTGCCTCGATGGTCCGCCATGCCTCTATCTTGGCTTGAGCTGCAACCATCAGCCACCGAAACTTTTCTTCTTCCTCGACGGCTGCGCGCAAACCTTCCAGCAACTCTAGATAGCCTGGATGGGCGTAGGCCTCGCGTTCTTGCATGGCCCCGGTCTTGTGTCCGGCCTGTTCAGCCTCGCGCATCAGTAGCGCCTTCTTCGACTTCCTGAATTCCTCCAGATAGATGCGATCGCTTTTTGCTTTAGCGTAAAGCGGCGCATTGTCCCGGATGAAATCCAGCGAGCGGAAGATGTTGATTTCGGTGTCAGCGTGCATTACTCGCCTCGATGCGCAATCAACGCCAGTGCCTTTTTCAGCGACAGATTCGACGCCAAGCAGATACGCACTAGTAGCTGGTCATTTACCAGCCGCTTGCCGTGACGAATCTCGCTAACCACGGATGCAGTCGTGCCGATGAACGCAGCTAGTTCACTGTCCGTGCTCTTCTTGTACCGTGTCCGCAGATAGTCGAACAGCCCGCCCGAGTTATCTTCAATTTTCGTCTTAGTCATCATTTCTCCATTGGTTAATTGCTGAGATTATTGTCGCACACAGCGAATCTTGCCGCAAGCTTTTAATTTAGCTGTCGGCGAAAGAAAGTGCTTGCGTTGCGAATTCGCTGCGTGTAAAGTTATACCCAATGGCACCGCATCCGCGATGCTGAATAAAGGAGGTAATATGAGCAAGTTGAGCAACATGCGCCGTGAGATGCAGGACGCATTCCGCGATGCGCTGCATGCTGCATTCGCCGCGAAATTCTCGGTCGAGATTACAACCGAGTTCAATATCTTCAGCATGGAGACAATCTCCAAGCGCGCAGACGGCCAGGATTTCACGATTGACGAGCACGCCTATATCCAAGGCTGGAGCGATGGCTACGGCAAGGCAATCAACCTCGTGGTTTTCCGCGACTATGAAGACGACTGCCAACGCGAAATGAAGCGCCAAGCGAAAGAGTCGGCATGAACCACCCGATACCCACCCGTCGCTGCGTCTACGCCCCTGCTGCATGGCTGTTCGCCATCATAGTTGCCGCCTGCTTGCTGGGCGCTAAAGCTGGAGGTGTGCTGTGAGCGGCTGGATAAAGTGCAGCGACAGACTGCCGGAGATTGACTACACCGCGCCAGAATATTCGCGCCATGTCACAGTGCTAGTTTCGCAAGGTGACGTGGTTTGTGAAATGAGTTACGCAAGCAACGCGTACGCTAAGACAGAAAAAGGGCGTGCACCGCGCTGGGAGCGTGATGGGCGCTTGGCCTTTTTCTCGCCTACCCACTGGATGCCACTCCCACCGCCACCACCCGAAGTCTAACCGCTGGTCCCTACACCACTAAAGGAATGAAAATGAAAAAGATCATCAAAGCAATTCACCGTCTGCAATGGCGCGTGCGCTATACCCTCATCGGTTACGGCAAGATTCCCGATATGGGTTTTCCAATGTGGTGGGATTGGTCGGACACCGACTATCACGAGTTCGCCGATATGAGTACGCCACGCGAAGCTGTACAGGAAGAACTCTACGCTATGGCGGCTTCCCAATGAGCCGATCAACCGTAACACCAGCCGAAGCGCTACAACGCCTTCTCGACGCCAGCAAACTAATCGACTTCGCCGACTGCAAGGATGACCGCGTATGGCAAGCGCTAGGGGCTACGCAGGGTACGGCAGAGGGCGTGCTGCGCGATGGCTTGGAGCCGGGTCAAAGAAAGCAAGTGGCATACAACATTGATCTGGTCGCGGATGCGCATGGTCGCGTGAAGAATTATTACGACCCATGTGACGCTGCTAGCGGCGATATCTGGACTATCGTAGGGGCGATTCCGTACATGATCGCTGACCTGAAAGAAATTCGCGCAGCTACCCCTGTCGCCGCCCAGTCAGGCGTAGTAACAGCGAGCGTGCCGGAAGCTGTATTGCAGGCGGCTACTGAATGGTGGCTTGGCCTTCGCCCTTTGGGGTGGAACGAGGAAGACCACCTTGCGCAGCCGGCCGTCAATTCCAGCACAGGTCGCGGCTCGAAGCTTGCACTTGCAGTAGCTGCTTATGTCGCTGCCCCAGCCATCGCAGCGCCGACAGAGGTGGAGCGGAAACCTACTATTTGGATCAATTCCAGCGCATCTCCGCATGAAGACCATGGGCCACTCATCGAAAGCAATCGCCAGATCGTGCTCATAGGATCAACCGAAGGCCCGTTTGGCTTTTACACCACGCCACTTTACGCCGCTATCGCTACTGGAGAAAAGAAATGAACTGGAAAACTATGAACTCCGCGCCGCTAGATGGCACGGTAATTATTGTTCGCTATCCGCTGCAAGGCAACGTGAAACGGATAGCTCACTACAATACGATACACAAATTCTGGCAAAGCAACGGCGAGCCTTTCTGGCCCGTAAGCCAGCAGTGCGAATGGGCCGAGATACCTCCGGAAGCCGCTCCCTCAGTCGCCAATGCTGCGCCAGCCGGGGAACGGGAGAAGTTTGAGGCGTGGGCGGAATTGACTACGCATGAAAAAGCAGGGACGCAACACGATATTGCCGGCTGGTATTACTTCGATGATCTGACAAACGATCGTTGGGAATCGTGGCAAGCCGCCATCGCTGCCCTGCCTAAGCCAGTAGTGGCGATGACGGACGGGCAGATCGAAGCTATTGCGCGCAGCCATGGTACGGGAGGATGGCAGACGTTGCCCGATATGATCCGCTTCGGCAAGGCCATCCTCGCCGCTGCCGGGCCTGATGCGGCGCTGGTGGAGGCGTTGCTAAAAATATCCGATAATGGGCAGCAATGGCCGGCTGACATCGCTCGTGCCGCCTTGGCTGCTCATGCTGGGCAAGGAGCGAAGACATGAGCCGCAATCAGCGTGAAGGGCGCTATGCTGGAGTGATCCCCGGCCCATACATGCGGTTTATGGAAGGCCCAGCAGGAAAGCGCAAGCACCAGCGGGTGCCACTCAAATACCGCTACGAAGATGGGTATGGGCTTCGGCTCGCAAAGGTCAGCCATCACAAAGACCCGGCGCAATACGACACCGATTGGGACGTGTGATGAGCCGCATCGTAGACGATTGCCCAACCCAGGTTGAGCCGGTGACAGCGGCAGAGCGGCGCGACCTGGCGGACGAGCGCCACTAGGAACATGTTGCGCCGGAAATTGATTTAAGGTATCGTACGGGTAACGGTGTCGGAACCGGAGTAATGTAGGGCTAAATGATTCGAGCCACTAGGCTTGGATTCCGTTGGTAGATTGTGGAATAGCCCCCATTCTTTGCCATCCGACCGGAATCCAGACCTAGTGGCTTTTTCTATTTCTGGCGCACTCCTAGCGATATCAAGCGCGCATCCTGGCGGCGAGGAAGTAGAGGGAAGTGGTAGCACAGAGCATCGTGCAAGGTGCAATTCCTACAATCCACCGGTCGGCGTAGATCCTGTGACCGAGGGCATACGATGTGAATCGTAGCGACAGGAATCCGGTATTCCGGGATGACGTCAAGACTTCTTCTACCTCTCAGGGGTTAGGGGGCGTTTTGATGAAAGGTAGTTCGACAGCAGAGAGGGAATGATGAAGCCAACGAAAGAGGAAATAGCCAAGCGCCTCGATAAAGATAAAGCGCGGCGCGAAGAAAAGCCCACCGGAATCTGGCGGCCGACCATCACTGAGCGGGAGGCAGAAGAAAGAAAGAAACAGATTGACCGCAAAGAAATACCGTTTTAATATCACAACACCAACCAAGTTTAACCATCGCAACCACCAAGGAAAACCATGAGCATCGTCTCCCTCGTTATGGGCGAGTCCGGCACCGGCAAATCTACCAGTCTGCGCAACCTGGACCCCGCCAACACATTCCTCATCCAAGCTGTAAAAAAACCACTACCATTTCGCTCGGCAGATTGGAAACCCGCAGTCAAAGGCGCCGGAGGCAATATCTTCGTCACCGACAACAGCGACAAGATCTGCAAGAGTATGGCCGCTACCAAGGCCGACATCATCGTTATAGACGATTTCCAATACACGCTCGCCAACGAGTTCATGCGCCGCGTCACCGATCAGGAAAGCGGCAATGGCGCGTTTGCCAAGTATAACGAAATCGCCCGCAAGGCATGGGACGTGTTTATGGCGGCGTCGGCCTTGCCCGATCACAAGCGCGTCTACATCCTGAGCCACACCACCACGGATGAGGCGGGTAAGACCAAGATAAAGACCATTGGCAAGCTGCTTGACGAGAAGATCGTGCTGGAAGGCCTCGTGACGATCGTACTGCGCACGCTCAAGATCAACGACCAATATGTGTTCGCCACGCAGAACAGCGGCAGCGACACGACAAAATCGCCTCTCGGTCTGTTTGAAGACGACCACATCGAGAACGACCTCGCCGAAGTCGACAAAGCTATTTGCGGCTACTACGGCATTACCCCACCACCAGCACAGGACTAAACCATGTACAACCTCGACCCAAACCTCGCTAAGAAAGCCGACGTCATCGGCGCTTACATCCAAGATACCGGCAAGTATGTCGGCACGTTCCTGCGCGCTGAAAAACTGGTCAGCGCTAAGGCCGGCACCGATGGCATCGGCTTCGCCTTCAAAGACGACAGCGGCCGTGAATGCCGTTTCGATGTCTGGACACGTAAGCCTGACGGCACCGAGTTGCAAGGCCTGAACCAGATCAACGCCATGATGGGTTGCTTGAAAGTACGCAACATGAAGCCGGTCGCTATGAACGTCAAAAAGTGGGACGCCGACAAAAGCATGGACACGCTGCAGGACGCGCCATGTTTTGCTGAGCTGATGGGGAAGCGCATCGGTTTGCTGCTGCGCATGGAAGAATACGAGAAGATGAAGAATGGCGCGAAGACCGGCGAAACTGGCTGGCGCGTTGGTCTGTTCGCCGTCTTCCAGGCTGACACCGAACTGATGGCGTCCGAAATCCTGACCAGCAAAACCAAGCCTGAAGCGCTGGAAAAGATCGTAGCCATGCTGGCCGACAAGCCGCTGAAGAAGGGTTCGCCAAGCCAACGTGTCGCAGCAGCGAATACTGACGGGATGCCGGACAGTGTTCAGTTTGACGACGATATCCCTTTTAATTAAAACTGGTCTATAATGGTGCTTTCTATACGGGGAAGCACATGACCAGTTCTAAGAAATGTTTTAAATGCTCTCGCCATCTGCCAATTTCATTGTTCTACAAAAACCACCGTATGGCAGATGGCTACATGGGCAAGTGCAAGGAATGCACACGAGCAGATGTTGCTAAAAACAGACTTGATAAAGTCGATTATTACCGCCAATACGATCGGGATAGAGCCAAAGATCCTGATCGGTTGGTTGCAGCGTATCAGATATCAAATCGTTGGAGAACCGAAGATAAACGGCGCACATCAGCACACAACAAAGTCACTCGGGCAATTCGTTCCGGACTTTTGGAGCGACAGCCGTGCATCGTATGCGGAAGCGAGGATTCAGTCGCTCATCATGAGTCCTATGATCGTCCGCTTGAAGTTGTGTGGTACTGCCAAATACATCATAAAGCAAGGCATAAAGAAATGGTCTTGCAGGATATCGAACCATAAGGAGGAATAAATGGAAAAGAGCACTCATACCGAGTGCATCGCCGTGGCGCTGGCTATCCGCAATGCATGTGCTTCAGCATGCGGGGCGCTGGCTGGCGATGGTCGCGCAGATGGTATCAGTCGGCAGGAGGATCGAATCTTGGTCAGCACTGCTATGCGCGTCTGCCAGGATGTCGACGTCATGGGCGTGGTAGCGCAACTTGGCGACGACATCGAGCCGAACGAGCGCGCCGCGTTCGAACTGGCCGCCAAGGCGCAACACTTCAGCGTGCAGAAGAACGATGCTGGCGACTACACCACACCCATCACCGCGCGCGCCTACAAGGTGTGGCAGATGGCTATGCAATTCAAAGCGGGCGCATCCATTACCGAAATCGCACCACAGCCACCAGAGGACACCAGTAAGGTCACGGTGACCATTGCTGGCATGCCGGCCACGATGCCGGCGGCTGATGCAGCTCTGCTGGGCCTTAAATAATAATAGCCATGCGACCAGCCGACACACAAGTGACCACGGCACCGGGCAAGTCTTGCCGGGGTTGTATTTGGGAGCACGAGCATTCAAGCGTCTGCCACGAGGTTGCGCGTGTTGCTCGGCTCGCCAATTTACCAGATTGTGAGTATTCCAATCTGATCTACGTACTAAAGCCTGTCGACGCTCGGCAGCTTGAATTAATCGAACAAGGGGAAATGAAATGACTACTCGACATACACTAGGACCATGGCAATATCGGACTATTGATCAGTCAATAGGCGGAATCGATGACTCCGATGGGAATCCTATCGGCCAATCGTTCCAATTGAAGGGCGATTCAAAAGGCGTAAATAGGATTGCAAATGCAAAGTTGATGGCATCTGCTCCTGAGCTGCTAGCTGCGCTTGAAGGAATGCTTGGCGCATGGAATATGGTCTGCGACGTTCAAGGCTGGGAGCGTGACCATATCCAGCAGCAAAAAGATGCTGTCGCTGCAATCGCAAAAGCAACAGGAGCGCCAGCATGACCAATTCCGCTGCTATAGCCGACGCGCTCATTGCCCACTCGCGCGGCATTCTGACCAAGCCGCAGAAGGAATCCGCCGACACGCTGACGTTCGCCGTGCCGCATGTGATGACGCAGGAAGCCTACCGCGCGCTGGCCGGCGCTAAACCACAGGGAGCGAAGTAATGGATCTGGATAAATTGGAAGCACTAGCACGCGCGGCAATGCCGGGGCCTTGGATTAATGGCGCCCACGAGGTTTATCAAACATTCGGCGAATGTGACCGCATCTGCAAAATGATGAGTGCGGAGGATTCGGCATTTATCGCCGCGTTGAATCCTGCCGTAGTATTGGATTGGGCAGAGTTGACCCGCAAGCAGGAAGCCGAGATAGTCGCACTCGGCAACCTGCATGTGGTGCAAGCTGCGGCCGGCGCTGCGGTGACCTCCGTGGAGTCGCTGGAAACGAGCGAGGGCGAGGCGCTGCCGTACAGTGGAGCGATAAACTACCGGTATATGAATCTGGACACGCTGCAATATGTCGACTCCCAGTCTGAACTTGTCCGGCAGGTAGGCAAGGGGGGCGTTATGAAGTGTTTTACTCATTACCCGAAAGGCGTATTCATAGCAGCAAGTCGAAGTGATTTTACTGAAATGCAGGCGAATTTGGGCGCGAAGAAAATCCACGACCGCGAATTCGCCGCCCCGCAGCAGCAAGCGCCAGCCCGCGACCTCGGCATCGAAGCGGCGATCATGGGCGGGGTGCTGGAGGGGAATGAGGTGCGGCAGCATGCGCAAGCGGCTGAGCAGATCGTTCAAGTGCTGCTGTACATGAGCGGCAACGGATTGATTACGTGGCAAGGCACCGGCAACGATGAAGACGACGCTTGGAATAGCGACGAAGAGTATCGGGCAACGCTGGATGCTGTTCGCAAGGGGATGGCAGACCATAGCGCGCAGAAAGCTGCAAAATCCCGCGTAACCGGGCATGCGCAAACGGCGCAGCCAGTCAAGGTTGCTGGCCCAGGCTCGATCACCAACGAGGATGACGGCGTGCTGACGCTGCGCTTCAAGGATGATGATTCGGCGGCGGCGTTCATGCACGCACACCTGCCAACCATAGATTGCCGTGACATGCCACGCTCCAATCTGGTTGAGGATGCGCAAGCGGCGTCCAGCGATGCGCAGCGCCAAAATCTTGAACTCGTTATCGCTCGGCTGGAGCAAATCGCAGAGCAGCCCGTTCGGCACATCGACACCAAGGAACTTGCAGAGCAAGCGCTGCCTTGCGCCAGCGCCGTCCTCGCAGCTCGCCAGCCCGCGCCTATAGCCAACGATGACGGCCCGGAATTCACCGTGGACGATCCCGACCTGGACGCGCTGCTAAACGCAGTCGTCGATTGGAAAACCACGCCGCAGAACATGGACACCGGCCTGCACATGATGTCGCTGCTGGAGCGCGTGGAGTATCGCTTGAAGGCCGCCCCTGTAGCCGCTGCCGCGCAGGGTGTATTGCCGTCGTTGCCTGAGCCGATGGGCGAAATCCAGTTCAGGCGCCCGCAAGGCTTCTTTGGCCGCGTCTACGGCTATCACGCAAACCAGATGCGCGACTTCTACCAGCAAGGCCGCGCTGCCGGTATCGAACTGGCGGCGAAAGGAGTATCTGTGCTGGTCAATCCTCAGGGCGTGGAGCGCCATGACGCAGATGACCCGCTTATGTTTGATGGCTGGGAGTCGGGCCAAACAGATGCTCTCTTCGCCATTCGCGCCCTCAACAACCAAGGAGGCTGACATGCAAACGATTAAAACTTGGCAGGAGCGGACCCGCGAAAGCCTGCACCCTAGCGTTGCGCCGAACCTGTCGGATGATGAGCTAAGCATAGTCGGCACGAAGCACATGCTATCGTATATCGCTGACTTGGAATCCGCCCTCGCATCGCAGGCAGAGAGAGCGCCAGTGGCGTTGGATGGGCACTATCGCAGTGTGATCGCCAGCGTGTGCGAGGGCTGGAATATCTCGGCCGACTTGCGCAAGTATTTGGAATCCGAGCTGTTCGTCCCTGCCGCTGGCGTGCCGCACATCGAGCGCGATGCGGCGCTGAGTGACTCAGAGATTTCGCACGTCTACTACAAGACGACGGGCCAAACCCTGCGTGAGCGTGACGTGCCGGAGGTAGTGGCTTTCGCCCGCGCCATCCTCGCCGCCATGGCCGCGCAGCAGGGCGAGAAAGCGCCGGGTGCAGCATGAAATTATTCCTCAAACGGGTAATCAGGAGAATCGGAGTGGAGCTTCTCTGGTGTGCATGCTACGTTATTGCATATAACAAATGCAAAACTGACACTGAGAAAGCCAAGGCGATGACGGATTATCTGGTGGAGCGCCGGCGGATAATCAGCCTGATGGCGAAATACTACGAGACAGGCGGCGACCATGTTTAAGCCCATCCTCATAGCGGCGCTGTTTGCCCTCGCAGCGCCATCCGACGCGCAGACCTTCACCGACAGCAACGGGGCAGCGTTCAGCACCAGCGATGCGCTGATGATCGAGGCGTTGCCGCAGTACGTCCACATCATCTATGCAGATGGCCGCGACGCCTATTATGAGGACGTCGGCGGCAAGCTTTTGCCCGTGATCGTTGCGCTAGACCGAGGGTTTATCAAGGTCGGCAAGCGCTGGGTGAAACAGGCGGGCTTGCGGGGCGCCCAGGCTTGCGCGGCATACTGTGAGACTTGCTGCACGCCGCCGAAACTGGACCGCCAGAAAGGAAAGCCATGAGCAAGCCAAAGAAGAATCCCAAGCCAAGCACCCTCGGCCAGCAGATCCGCGACGCCAAGAAGGAATGGGCCAAGCTGTCGCCAGAAAAGCGCGCCTCCGTGGTGCTGGAAGGCTCCAGCGACTTGCGGCCAATGCGCAAAGATTAATCCGCCGCCACAAAGAGAAAGCCCGACACTCGCGAGAATGTCGGGCTTTTTTCATCCGGCGCAGCCATCTTCTGCGCTGATTTCTAGCTTTATGCTGTGCCCATGAAGTCGGTACGTGCTGGGAGGATTTCGTTCGATGGCATGATGCCGTAAGGATTCGGTGTGTAGCCTTCGAACCAAGGGCCGTTGCTTGGCATGGATAGGCGAACGAACTGGCGGCGCATGTTTTCGCTGACCGGGACCGACTCATGAACGCAAGCGCCGTCCAGCCAGTACACCTCACCGGGGGCGAATAGTTCGCCTTCGTTTGGCATGGCGAGGTGGCCGCACTCACCTTCCGGACCTGGCACGCCGTCCACGCTGCCGAGATATGCGCGGCAATGCGCGGTACTGGAAACGGTCAGCATGCCGTTTCCAACCGATCCCCAGCCGCCACCGCCTCCCCAAGCGCCGCAACGGCCTTGATAGTAGCCATCAACGTGCAGACCAGAGCGGCGCAGCGTGTCGCCAGCCATTAGGTTTTGTTCATCGATGGTGAGGTAGCCAATCTCGCCGATGTGGCGAACCTCGATCATCTGGTGCAGCGCGCCGACGATGCCGTGATAGTTCTCAGGCACTCCCAGCAGCGAGCCGAGCTTGACCGGCATCATCATGATGCGCTCGCCGGTGAATGCGGGGAATTTCAGCGGCGCCGGGTTCCACAGCTTGCGATAGGTGGATTGAAACATTGTGCTCTCCTTGTGGTTGATGGTGGCGGGTGGCACCGCCGGCGGCCGACTACGATCCGCGCCTTCTTGCTGCCCGGTCAAGCCGGGGATGGCTTCGTCGGCGCCGGGACCGGGACCACGCGCACGCGGAACTCGTCCAGAGGCGGCAGCACGTTCGGGCCGACTATAGGCAGGTCGTTATTCACGGACATCGCCTTTACGCGGGATCGCCGCCCGAACATCCGCCAGTGGGATATCTCCCCGCTCGACCAGCGCGAGGATGATCGATGCGCCAGGCAGGATCTTGTGACTGCGCATCCGGCAGATGACGGACGGCGTGACCTCCAGCAAGCGGGAAAGGGCGGCGTCGCTCGGCAACCCCTTTTCAGCGATCACACGGTCGAACAGGCGGTTGATATTGTTTTCGTACATTCAATTCTCCAGCGGTTAGTAAATATTAGCGGGCCTTGTCCATCGCAGCGGCGATTGCTTGGACCAGCAGCGACTTCTTGGCCGGCAGAATCTTTCCGCGAGCGTTCAGCGCAGCCAGCCCAGCCTCCACCGAGTGGCCGCGATTCTTCGCCAGCGTGGCTTGCTGGTGTTTCGACAGTGGCTTCATATCAGTACCCCAGCCAGTTGCGCGCGGCCTGAAACGTGGCCGGGAAAGTTTCCGGGACCGTGAAAAGTACGCCGTCTTTGGTGTAGTCGCACTCGGCGGTGATTTCGGTATCGGTTGCTAAGATGACCTTGTTGCCGTGCGCCTCGATGAACGCGATCAGGGTCTTGATTTCCATGACCTTCTCCTGTGTTTAGCGCCCATGCGCCGCATACGTTTAATATAAATCAATGCTCTGCCGATGTAAATACGCAACGCCAAAAAAGCAACGACATGCATGATTGACTTTATTTAAACAAAAAGAAGATGACTTGAAGGTAAATTTCTGCTAGGCATTGGCGGTATAATCCTATGCAACCTAATAGGAGATTGCACGATGAGCGACCTGATGAGTTTCAAGAAGAACATGGAGCAGTTGGGGATGCCGTTCCCGTCCGATCCTTCGCTTATCGGCATTCAACCGGGCAAAGCGACATCGCGCATGCTCGCCGAGGGCGATGCGATCACCATAAAGGGGGCCGCTGCGCTGAGTACCGGGACCGTAAATAGTCCAGCTGGCTTGCAAAGCTATAGTTTGGCGCAGGGGTCTTCTTTGATAGTAGGGCCATTTCCTGGGCGCCGAAAAATAGCAATCACTCCATCAACTGGTGCGATCGATGTGACAGTTGGAGCAGCAGTGTTGAATTCACTATTGGCAGGTGCAATTCCCAATCAGATTGTTGGCTCCAATGGCGCCAAATACTCCTTGAGCGGGAATTCCCGCAGCCAACTTCCTAAAACAACCGCCAAGCTGGCGAAGATCCGAGCCGGGAAAACCACCGGAACCAATGGTATTGACGGCCAGTTGCGCGTAGGTATGGTGGGTGACTCCACTACCACCGGAGCAGGCGCAGGAACGAGCGGAATAACTCTGTTGGTGAATGCACGTCAGAAAAATATCGTGTCGGCTGTAAAATCGATTGTCAATACTAAGGGAGTCCGTTGTGTTGACGACAGCTTCATGGGTGACCAGTTTGTGAGCGGTACGTTGGGGAATTTAGCATACCCCTCGTACGATCCGCGCGTTACCTTCTCGTTCGTCGGAACCAGTGCAATGTTTCCAGATGGATCGTACCGTTCCTTGGGTGGTATCTACTTCCGCCTTCCAGCCGCAACTGATTCAATAACATTAACACCAAATCAGCCGTGGGATACTGCTCGTATCCATTTCGTCAATTGCGCAGTCGGCGCGGCTTCCTTAAGTATCGACGGCGGCGCTAGTACAACAGGTATCATCGGTGGGGCATCGGTCAGTGCGACCAACATCAGCAAATCATCGTTCGCCACCAAAGTCATTACCAAAGTCAAAGGCACGGAATCACTGCGCATAGGTGGCGTAACAGGATCCCCCAACACCGGTGCGTTAGTATTCCGTGGCGCCTGGTTGTACGATTCCACAGTACCCGCCATCAACCTGATCGGGCTGGGGGAATATGGCCTGCGCCTGTCGCAAGAATTTGCAATTTCCAGTTTCGCCGCCGCGTTCCTGTCTGATCTTTATGATCTTGTTGTGATCGACATGGCTATCAATGATGAAAACATTGGCGGTATAGCTGCACTTCCAGATTACCTTACGGCACTCGACAATGCAGTCCTTGCTGCCAAGGCATCCGGCGCTGACGTCATCATTTGCACGCCGAACAGCATCAACGTCACCCAATCGACGGTCGACGCCTACAACGCGGCCATCATCAACTATGCGCTAGTCAACAACATATATCTGCTCGACCTGAACTCTGAAATGGGGTCATTTGCTACGGCCAACGCCAACGGCCTGATGTCCGACAGCCTGCACCCAACGGACGTAGGTTATCAAAGCAAGGCCGTTCCGCTGGCTAATCTGCTTGCGTCAGCATAGATAAAAATTCACGTCAACCATGGAGTACAACCATGACATATAACAACACACGATACGGCAACTTGCCGGCCAGCGGGGTGAAAGTCCTATCTGGCAATGAACTGCAGTTGCCGGCCACGCTGACGCTGACGAGCGCCGCCGGTGGCCGCGCCATCGAACTAAGCAACGATGGCGTCAACTTCTTCACGCCGACCTATGACGCCACCACGGCGAACATGATTAGCGTCAGCGTCAAATCCCCGATCAAGGTGTACCGCATTACCGGCCTAGTCGGTGAGCAGTACAGCGCATTATGACGTGGCCTAACGACGGATCGTCGTATAGCCCGAACGACTCAGCGAATCGCGCGGACCAGTCGGCGGCGCCTACCACCGGTCAGAACGTGGCAATGACGGACAACGACAAGAACGGCATCCTGTACTTGAATGCCGCCGGGCCGCTTGCGGCGTTGACGGTGACTCTGCCGTCGAATGCCAACAGCAAGATCGGGCAAGAGCGTCTGATCGCCAGCAGCAAGGCCGTGACGTTGCTTACGGTAACAAATCCCAGCGGCGGCACAGTTATTGCGCCGACTTCTCTCACCATCGGTTCGAACATTGTGATGCGCAAAGTAGCCGATAACACATGGATGCAGGTGACGATATGAAAAAGTTGATTGGCGCTATGTTGTGCATCGCGGCATTGGCCCCGGCTTTGGCGCAGGACGCGTTCGACACCGGCATCCTGTACCGTCGCTCTGATAACCTGGCGACGAACACGCGCTGGTTGACGCCGGCCAGTCCGGATGCGGTCAAGTTCATCATTTCCAACGGCTACATCAGCCCGAACCCGCTACCCGACATGGCGAGTCTCGGCACCGGCCTGTCGTATAACGCTGGTGTGATCGCGCTGGTCAACCCGCCTGTCAATGCAGACTGGAACGCCACGTCGGGCCTTGCGCAAGTGCTCAACAAGCCGAGCATCCCAGCATCACAGGTCAATGCCGACTGGGCTGCGGTGAGTGGTGTAGCGCAGGTTCTGAATAAGCCCACTATCCCGGCCGCGCAACAGCAAAGCGACTGGCTGGCGGCATCTGGCGTGACGTCGATTGCAAACAAGCCTACCATTCCGCCCGCTACCACATTGACCACAACCGGCAGCGGCGCGGCGACTTACAATAGCGGGACCGGTGCGCTCAATATCCCGACGCCAGCCGGATCCGCGTTCAACTTCAGCCAGCCGACCGCGCGCACGCTGGCCGTGAGCACCAGCTACCAGGCGCTCGACAACACCAAGGCCGCCGTGATCGTGCCGAGCTACGCATGCCAGAACGCCACGCAAGTGCTGGCATCGAGCGCGTGCACGATTCAGGTACGCATGGGTACTGGCACGCTGACGTGCTCGACCGGCACCGTGTACTACACGCAATCGCTGACCGTAGCGCTGGGCGTGCTGCTGACGCAGAACAGCACCAACCCAGTGCCGATCAGCTTGCCAGCCGGCGCCAGTTTTATCCTGTGCAGCCAAGCCGGAACCTTCACCATCACCACTGTGGAGCAGAGCGCCGGCTAGACGCAAAAAACTCCCCGCAGAGCCGCCATTCTCAATGACTGGCGGCTTTTTACTTGGTACAATGATTTAGCTCAGGAAATACCAAATCACACAAGGGAATAATTATGGACGGCATGGAACCGAACGACGGCGCGATGGATCAAGGACCGCAAGGCGGCTACTGCATCGAAATATACGTCGGCGCGGACGGTAAGCCTATGTCCGTCAACGTCGAAGCGATGGACGAGGAAATGGGCGAAGAGCAGCACGGCGGTCCCGATGGCATGCCCGACATGGCGAAGACCGAAGACAAGGGCGTCCCGGTCAAGTCGATGGAGGAAGCGCTGGCGATGGTCCAGCAGATCGTCCAGAACCAGGGAGGCAAGCCTGATGGTAGCAAACTTTCTCCGCCGCCACACGACCCCGAGCAAGAGCACGCCGAGTTGATGGAAGGCTATGGCAAAGGCTCCTACGCAGCCCAGCAGCAGGGCATGCCGATTGATCGCGTATTTAAGGGACGCATGTGATGGATCAGGCAGCCCTGCAAGCGCACTTGCGTAGCCTGGAGCAAACCATGGCTGGCGCCCCGCAGCACGTCCTAGACCAAGTACGCCACGCCCAGCAGATCGACGCCCACAACAAGGCGGTAGACGAAGCCAAGGCCAAGCGCAAGCACTTCAAGGCCATGGCTAAGCAGGCGCGCATCCCGGTCGACGTGCTCAAGCGCATGGTCAGTTCGGTCAAGCGCGCCACAGACTAGGGGATAGCCATGACCGTTATTGCATGGGATGGCACCACTCTAGCCGCAGACAAGCGTGGCACGAACTACGGTTATCCGACCACTGTGACGAAAATCCACCGAGTTCCCGGCGGCCTAGTCGGCTTTTCTGGCTGCGGAGCACATGCGGCCGAGCTGCTAGAGTGGTTCAAGGCTGGCCGCCCCGCCGGTAAGTTCCCCAAGGCCGCCGAGGATCGTAGCGCCGGCAGCATGTTCATCACCGAAGACCGCAAGATACTGCAGTACACCTATGACAACGAGCACCCGGAGACGATAGAGGATAAATCCTACGCGCGAGGGAGCGGGCGAGACTATGCGCTCGCCACGATGTTTCTAGGGCATGACGCCTACCATGCGGTAAAGGTTGCCATCGAGCTTGATACTAGCTGTGGCAACGGCATAGATATGCTGACGCTGGAAGGCTAGAGTATGTACGCCTACCTCCATCCCGCCTGTGGCCGCCCTGCCTGGCTGACCATCGACAAGCCACAGGTAGGCATCAGCTTCCTAAGCGCCAAGCCTATGCGTCTGGACTACACCACCAAGGACATGACCAAGGGCTGCACCTGCGAATCCTGCGGGCAGAACATGTTCGGGGCTGCTGGGGATATCGGAAACGTGGTGAATTACATCCTATGGTCGATAGAAAATAAGCGGGTGGCCGGCAGGAAATAGGTATGTATACGGTAAAATACTCCATCTGAGTAGATTAACAGTGGGGGATTTATGCGTGACTTTAGTAGTTTGCTGGCAAGGGCCGGAATCACCAAGGCCGAACTGGCACGGCGCTTTGACATGAACCCGCGCACCATAAGCGCATGGGGCAACAGCCCGCCACAGTATGCCGTGCTCTACCTTGAGTTGCTGATCGAGTTTAACCGGGTGGCGCCATGAGTACATTCGGAACATTGCGCTTCGGGCAGAGTGATTTGGATTCCGCCCCTGAATTGGTATTTCATGACGATTACCCAAAAAAGAACAGGATGAAAAATTATTCTGCTGATCCAGTGATAAATCAACGGCTTAAAGCAATGGCCAAAAGGTCTGAAAAAAAGGGGCTGGAATTTGATTTAGACGAGGACTGGCTAGTACAGAAACTTGGTTTGCAATACTGCGAAGTGACTGGGATCATGTTCAAAGGTGAGAAGCTTACAGAGCCTTTCATGCGGACCATCGATAGGACAAACAACAATATCGGGTACACCAAGGAAAATTGCAAAGTTGTTGTGTGGATATATAATCAAGCAAAGAAAGACTTCGATGCAGAACACGTTATAACGATGGCACGTGCACTTTTAGATCGAAGTTAGGCCGCATTAAAACCCCGCCGAAGAGGTAAGAATCATGGAAGTAAAACAAACGTATGTCACGCTAGACCAATATGCCAACCAAGCGGAACGAGAGGGATTCCTCTTCATGCCCGCCGGCTTGCGTGACACCGAGGACCAGTTTGGCGCCATAGTCAAAGCAGATAAGTGGCGCGAGAACGGTGAACAGTTCGGTCGCGTTACTCTGCTGGAGCGCATCACTGCAGTTGCTGACGTCAAGATCCCAAGCGGGGTGTGCTGTGGCTAAGCGTGAGATTGACTGGGAAGCAGTAGAGCTAGATTACCGAGCAGGCATCAAGACGCTCAGGGTGATGGCCGAAGAGCATGGCGTCAGCCACGTATCGATTCAGAAGCGCGCAACCAAGAACGGATGGGCGCGCGACCTGCAAGCGAAGATCAAGCAGAAGACCGAAGCGCTGGTTACCAAGATGGCGGTTACCAAGGAAGTTACCAGCGAACGCGTGGTAACCGAAAACGCTATTGTGACTGCAAATGCAGAGATGCGGGCTACGGTTCTGTTCCGGCACAGGAAGGACTTTGAGCGGCTTCAGTCGATGTGCGAGTCTATGTCGGACGAACTGGAAATCCAGGCTGTGTGCAAGCAGGAGGTAACTCGGCTCGCTGAGATTGTTGCAATGGCTGAGAACGGTGATAAGGAAGATGCGGAGTACGCCATGAAGGTGATATCCAAGACGCTTGGCTTATCCAACCGTGCCGACACATTCAAGAAGCTAATTGACGCCAAGAAGACGCTTGTCGCGTTGGAGCGTGAGGTGATGGGAATTGATGAGCGCGTCAAGGGTTCGGACGATAAGCCCACAACCTACAACATGACGTTCTGACATGGCGGATATCACCTACGTAGCAGCGGCAACGGCCAGTAAGTTCCACCGATCGAATGCATTCGTGCGTGGTTTGCGCGGGCCTATCGGTACTGGCAAGTCTGTAACGTGCTGCATGGAGATAATCCGGCGCGCCGTCGAGCAGCTTGCATGCGGCGGCGTGCGTAAATCCCGCTGGGCAGTCATTCGTAACAGCTATCCCGAACTTAAATCCACGAGTATCAAGACTTGGGAGGACTGGGTTCCTGACGCTGTGATGCGCTGGGATGCGCCGATAACCAGCATGTTGACGCAGAAGCTGCCTGATGGGACGACACTTGAGCTAGAGGTGATGTTCATCTCTCTTGACCGTCCGGATGACGTCAAGAAGCTGAAGTCGCTGGAGCTAACTGGCGTGTGGATCAACGAGTGCTCAGAGTTGCCTAAAGCAATCATGGACATGGCAACAGGTCGTGTTGGTCGCTATCCTTCGCTGGCTAATGGCGGTTCGAACTGGTCGGGCGTCATCATGGACACCAATAGCCCCGACGACGACCATTGGTATTACAAGCTGGCCGAGGTGGATAAGCCAGAGGGCTACGAGTTCTTCGCGCAGCCTGGGGCGCTGCTGAAGGTGGGGGAGAAGTACATTCCCAACCCGGGCGCAGAGAACGTGTCAAACCATACTCTCGGCTATGAATACTGGTTGCGCCAGATCCCGGGCAAAGATCCGCAATGGATCAAGGTGTTCGTGCTGGGCGAGTACGGCAGCGTCCACGACGGCAAGCCAGTGTATGGGGAGTACAACGATACGTTGCATGTGAAGGATATCGAGCCGATACGCAACGTCAAACTCATTATCGGTACTGACTTCGGGCTGACACCTTCCTCTGTCATCACACAGACTGATGCGCGCGGCCGACTATTGGTGCTGGATGAACTCTGCGGCGAGGATATGGCCTTTGCGGCATTCCTTGAGGACATCCTGATCCCTCAACTGATGACCGTCTACCCTGAGTGGTGGGCGCGCAAGGACGAGATGATCGAGCTCGTCGGCGATCCTGCGGGCAATCAGCGGGCGCAGAGCAATGAGCGCTCCTGTTTCGATGAAGCCAGAGCTAAGGGGTTGAAGATCCGCCCGGCCAAATCCAATGCGTGGCTTGCGCGGCGCGGCGCTGTGGCGTGGTTCCTGAGTAAGCTATCCGGCGGCCAGCCAATGTTCCTCATGGACCCTTGCTGCTCCGTGGTGCGTAAGGGCTTCAACGGTGGCTACAAGTATCGCCGTATCCAAGTCGTCGGCGAAGAGCGCTACACCGATGAGGCGATGAAGAACAGCTACTCTCACCCGCACGACGCACTGCAGTACGCGGCAATGGAAACTGGCGGCCTTCAATCAGGCAAATCTGATGCGCCGAAGCGTAGGCAAGTTCCAGTGCGGCGCATAGCTGATCCGGGTATGGGCTACTAACCAGAAAAATAAGTTGACACAGCGAATGCTTTGCACTCAGTAAATACTTTACCGAGTATAATCCGACGTGTTGAGAAGTAATTCATTTTGCAGCGTCCAATAGGATTCCCTGAGGGGAAGCGGGTCTACTCCCGCCGCTGCGCCTAAATGAGGGTGGCATGAATCGAAGCGAACACGCTGACGTCTATGATGGCGGGCAGACGGATGAAGAACGAGCAGAAGCCGAAGAGGCGACGCGCCAGGCGATTCTAGGATCACTGGCGAGTACGCTTGTCCGCAAGCGGCGTGAGTTCGTTCAGGGTCGCGCATCATTACTTATCGAAATGTCATGGCTTCAAGACGAGGAATTTTACGTCGGCTACGATGACGCCAACCGTCACGAGTTCGCCAACTACGTCAACAAGCCAGTCGCCGGCGGCGGCAGCACCGAAGAGGACCGCGTTGCACCTGTGCGCGGCTCCACCGTATTCCCCAACATCACCCAGCCTTACGTCGACGCCGCTGCTGCACGCGTGGGCGACATGCTGCTGCCGACTGATGATCGCAACTTCGCGGTCGAGGCAACGCCAATCCCTGACATGTTCGATGGCCTGGAGAAGTTCATGGCCAAGGCTGCGCCGCAGATGCCGCAGCCGGCCGCCGCTCCTGTCGCTCCACCTGGCGGCATGCAGGACTCGGCAGCGATGGGCATGGCGCAGGTTCCCGGCGCTCCGATGCCTGTCGAGCCGCAGCAACAGCAAGCGCCACAGGGTCAGCCAGAGCCACAGGTGAACGTAGGCGGGCAAGTCATGCCGCTGTCGCAAGCCAAAGCCCAGTTCGACGCCATGAAGGAAGAGGCCGACCGCAAGGCAGAGAAGGCGCAGCTACAGATTGATGACTGGCTGACTGAGTGCCAATACAACGGTGAGCTGCGCAAGGTGATTGACGACTGCGCACGCATCGGCTCCGGTGTGGTCAAAGGCCCATTCCCGACCAAGCGCGTCTCGCAAGAGTGGCGCCGTGGCGAGGATGGCGTCTATCAGATGATCCTCACCGAGGAAATCAAGCCGTGCTCCGTGCGTGTTGATCCGTGGGACTTCTTCCCTGATCCGGCTTGCGGCGAGAACATTCACAACGGTTCCGGCACGTACGAGCGCGACCGCATCTCGCCGAAGATGCTGGAAGACCTGATTGGTACGCCTGGCTATAACGAGGCGGCTATCTGGCAATGCCTCAAGGAAGGCCCGATGCGTATGTCGGAACCGGACCAGCGAAATATGCTATCGACCGCGTTCCAGCAGAAGGAACAGTTCGAAATCTGGTACTTCTACGGCAGCATCAAGGTGGAAGAACTGCTGGCCGCTGGCTGCGATTGCGAGGGCATGCAGCCTGACCGCTCGTTCCCGGCCATCATCACGCTGGTCAATGACCACATCATAAAGGCCGTGCTGAACCCGCTGGACAACGGCGAGTTCCCGTACGACGTCATCCCTTGGAAGCGCCGCCCTGGCATTCCTTGGGGCTTGGGCGTGGCACGTCAGATGCGCTATCCGCAGCGCATAGTCACGGCTGCTGCGCGCAACCTGATGGACAACGCCGGCCTTGCAGCTGGTCCGCAGATCGTGTTCCGCTACGGCTTCGAACCTGAGAACGGATCGTGGGAAATCACGCCGCTGAAGGTATGGATCGAAGGCAATGATGGCGGTGGCGCTCCTGCTGGTGGCTCGCCTGTTACGCCGATCGTAATCCCGATGCTCCAGAAGGAGTTGATGTCGATCATCGAATGGGGAACCAAGCTGGCCGAGGACGTGACCGGGTTGCCGATGCTGTTGCAAGGTCAAGGCACCGGCGCTCCGGATACTGTCGGTGGCCTGGTCCTGCTGGACAATAACGCCACCGCCGTGCTGCGCCGCTTCGCACGTCAGTTCGATTCTCAGTTGACCACGCCGCACATCTCGCGCTACTACGCGTGGCTGATGTGCTACGGCACCGACGACGACGCCAAGGGTGACTTCCAGGTGAATGCGCGCGGATCGTCGGCTCTGGTCGAGCGCAGCGTGCAGTCGCAAGAGTTGATTGGCGTCGTGCAGTTGGCTCTGAACCCTGCGTATGGCGTCAGCCCGAAGAAGGCGATGGCCGAGTACCTGCGTTCGCGCCGTTTCGATCCTGCCTCGTTCGACTTCTCCGAGGAAGAAAAAGCGCAGATGGCCCAGCAGCAAGCGCCGGAAGATCCGCGCGTCACCGCAGCGAAGATCATGGCCGAGTCGCGTCTCAAGGATATCCAGACGCGCCAGCAGGGCGACCAAGGCATGTTGCAGTCGAAGCAGCAATTCGACGCGGCAGAAGCCGACAAGGACCGCCAACTGGAATTGATGATCGCGAAGATCGATACCGACGTCACGCAGTTCGAAGCCACCAATGGCCGCGAGATGAACGCCGAGGAAATCAAGGCGATGCTGGCGCAGAGCGTGATGAAGATCCGCTCGCAAGAGAAGCTGTCGATGCTGACGAGCGCCAAAGGCATCGCCACGCAGTATGCGACCACGCCACCAACCGAACCAGCGGGCCGTGCAGCACCCGGCGCCGGCTACCAACAGTGAGGCGGACATGGCGCGAAGCACGAGGATTCTAAGCAACATGGACATTGATACGCCGTGCTGGCGCAAGCTCAAGACGCATTGCGTCACTGAACTGGCAAGCATGCGCGAGCGGCTGGAGAACCCGCGATTAGACGAAGGCGAGAGTATCGCCCTGCGTTGGAAGATCGACACGACCAAGGCATTCCTGGCACTCGGCGATCCAACGCAAAAGGATGTGACAGGCGCAGGCGAATAGCCTCCCCCTGTTGTTTTAGCCGGCCGATGGCTGGTGATTTCTAGGAGCAAGACGCAATGAGCGACGTAATCGAATCCGGAGTTGAAACGGCGCAGAACGATCATGCAGAGATGGATGATCTGATGGCCGGGTATAACGCACGCAGCGGTAATCCGCTCCCTGCTGACGTACCGCAAACCCAATCGGCTCAGCCGGAAAGCATCCCGGCCAACGACGTGCCGAATGAAGCTCCAGGCGATGAGCAACCAGCAGAGCAGCCGAAAGACGCGAAGCAACTGCTGGCTGAACAACTCGCCGCCTTCAAGGAGGAAGTACGCGCCATCGCGTTGAATGATGACTCTCCAGCCGTTCGAAAGCTGCACGGCGCAATCGGAGACATCAACCGTCAGTTGAAGCAGTTGGAACCGAAGCCAGCACCACAGCCCGCGCCCGTTGACGATGAGTTGACCGCCGCAATGCAAGACGCTGAACGTGTCGCGGAGGACTTCCAAGAGTTTGGCGGCCCGCTGGTCGCGGCATTGAAAGCCGTGGAGAAAGCAGGGCGTCGTCCGCAAGAGCATCAAAGTATGACGCCGGAACAGATCGAAGCACAGATCGAAGCCCGCGCCAACGAGAAGATCGCGGCCGAGCAAGAGCGCCAACGCAACGACTCGGTGAAGGTACTGCAGTTCGACCACCCTGACTACGACACCGTGATGCGCTCGAAAGAGTTCGACGCGTGGGTCAAAGCCAAGCCGGCCGAACTGCAGGAAACGATCATCCACACGGAGAACCCGATGTTGGCTGCCCGCTTCCTCACCGAGTTCAAGGAAACGCAACGCGTACAGCAGCAAAAACAGAGCCGCCTGGCGGCCGCCGTCACACCGAAAGGCGTGGCAGCACCACCGGCGCAATCGAAATTAACCGACGAAGAACAAATCTTGGCGGCGTACAACAGCCGCGCAGGCCGTCGAAACTTTTAAACGAGGTCTATCATGACTGCACAAACTTATGGCTTGCCAGCCGGCCGGATCAATAAGATCAAAGGTGAAATGCTGGCGATCGCTGAACCGGTAGAGGTTCTGGCTCTCGGCTGCTCGATGAAGCCGTTCCCGAAAAACAAGGGCGACACGATGATCTATCGTGCCGTGATCCCTACCGGCGGCTCGACGGCTAACGCCAACTCGATCAATCGCTGGAATGTGAACGCCGCCGCGCATCAGGTACAGGAGGGCGTCACCCCGCCTGCCGAGTCCCTGAGCTATCGCGATGTCACCGTCGTCATTCAGCAATACGCCGTCCTGTACAGCTACACCGACAAGGCCGCCAACCTGAGCGAAGACGACATCCCGAAAGATCAGATCGACCAGACCGCGCGCCGCATGGGCCTGGTCCGCGAAATGATCCGCTACGGCGTCATGAAAGCCGCCAGCACCGTGCAGTACGCCGGCGGTCTGTCGCGTGCCACCGTGGCAAGCACCATCACCTTCAACTACCTGTCGCTGATGTCGCGTACGCTGAAGGGTAACCACGGCGAAATGAAAACGATGATCCTGGCTCCTGGCCCGGCTTACGATACCTCGGCAATCGAGGCTTCGTTCATCGTGTTCGTCCACACCGATGCTGAGCACGATATCCGCCGCCTGGAAGACTTCGTGCCACTGGCGAAGTACGCTGGCCGTAAGCCAATCAGCCCGCGCGAGTTCGGCTCCGTCAACAACTTCCGCTTCATCACGTCGCCGGAACTGGGCGCGTACCAAGATGCCGGCGCCACCGTCGCATCGACTGGCCTGTACTCGACCACCGGCGCGAACATCGATGTGTACCCATACGTCGTGTGCGCGGAAGAGTGCGTCAACGACGTGGCGCTCAATGCCAACTTCGATCCGAGCCACATCCCGGCCAACCTGAAAACCAAGGAAGACCCGCTGGGTCAGCGTGGCTACGTCAGCTCCAGCTTCTGGTCGGCTGCCGTCGTGACCAATCCCGGCTGGATCGGGGTCATAGAGGCAGGCATAACGAACCTTAGCTAAGCCTTTGATTTAAAGGCGAACTAACGCATGCGTTTGCCGCACTAGTAACACCGACATGGTAAAATCTGGATTCATTTTAGGAGATTGCCATGTCTAAAGTATCAAAAACCTGTGTTGTATGTAGTGCCGCGTTTGAAGTCTTGGTTGCTCGTTCGAATACAGCCGTTACGTGCTCAAGAAAATGCAGCGACAAGAAGCGTGCCTTAGATTACGAAGCAGCACGAGTAGCGATTGAATGCGCAGTATGCAAGACGGTTTTCAAGGTTCCTAAGTCTCACCAAGAGCGTAGAAATTGCTGCTCTAGGAAATGCTCAGGGATATTTGATAGCCGCCGCGATTTTCCCACCGGTTCCAGCCATAAGAACTGGAGGGGCGGGTCTACTGAGCATAGAGATGGTTATTTGTATGTGTCCGTTCCAGGGCACCCGCTAACAAAGCATGGAAGTTACGTTTTGGAGCACAGGGTTGTGATGGAGGAGTGGATGAGAAGTGTAGCGCCTAACCATGAGTTCTTGGTTGAAATTGATGGTGTTAAATACTTATCTCCAGACATTGATGTGCATCATAAGGATGAGATCAAAAGGAATAACGTACATGAGAATCTGGTCGCCTGCACGCCAGCAGCCCACAGGATGATTCATAACGGTGACGTTCCAATGATGGGCCATACATGGCCCCCATTTGATAAGGTGCAAGAAAATGTTCCTCTGGTTATTAGTTGCAAGTGTAAAGTATGTGGGAAAATGTTCACCAAGAAACGTAGCGAAGTAGAAAGAGGCGCAGGTAAATTCTGTTCCAGGACTTGCTACAACGTTGGCCGTTAAATGTTTTTAAATTGAGGAATCATCATGCATAACCAATTGAACTTCCGTGGCGTGACGAAGAACAACGTCAACGCCGGTCTGGTTGCTGGCACTACCAGCACCTATACCACCACCGCCGCTACCGTCACCGAGAACCGTGGCTACTTCGGCACCGCGCTGACCGCGCAGACCAACACCGCGACGCCGACCACCGACGCCGCAACCGGTCTGCCATTCGTGGCGCTGGCGCCGAACAAGGCAACCGTTCTGGTGTGGGGCGTCAACGCTGCCGGCGCGATCCAAGTCGCTCAAGGCACCATTGTCGATACCGCACCTGGCGTCACGACCACTGTCGGCGCATACAACTTGGCGCCGCAGTTCCCGACCATCCCGGACGACTTCGTACCGATCGCCTATAGCCTGCACCGCACCGCTCCATCGGCTGCGCTGTGGACTCCCGGCACCGGCGCGTGGGCTGCATCGGGCGTGTCGAGCACCTTCCGTAACGTGTCCACGCTGCCGGAACGTCCGCAAGTCAGCTAAGAAATAGGGCGGCCCCAGCCGGGGCTGTTCCCACTTTAAGGAGCCTTATCATGGCAAAGCTTCAAAACCGCTTCAACAACGCATGTATCGATTTCGAACTGATGTTCTTGCGAAACACGCGCGTGCGTCACATCCTGTTCAACGGTCAGGAAATCGTAGCAAGCGCCGGCGCACTGGTACGCATGGCTACCACCGGCATGCGCAACATCCTGAATGCAACGAGCATCACGCTCGACCAGCGCATCCATGAGGGACGCACGATCGTCCTGAACAGTGCCGTCGCCGTGACCGATATCGTCCCGGTCGCCACTGGCAGCGGTGCTATCTACAAGTTCATCGTCGGCGCCGTCAACACCAATGGCTATGTGCTGAAACCACCGGTCGGTACCACGCTGTTCAAAGGCACGATTCTCCAAACTAACAGCGGTGCTTCCGGCGCCCTGCGTGGTTGGTCGCCTGGCGCCACCGACGACACCATCACCCTGAACGGTACGACCACCGGCGGCGCTGCTGTTGGTGATTACATCGAGATTCAGGACATCGCCGCCAACACCTATGCGGTACGCGGAAGCATTACCTGTACCGGCACCGCAGCCACGCCGTATAGCGACACCGTCGCTTAACCAATAACGCCGCCTTCGGGCGGCATACTTCTTACTTGGAAAATAAAATGACTCGTCAATACGCCCGCAACGCTACTGCCGCCGCTGCAACCGCCGCCGTAATGGCGACCAGTGGTGCCGCACCATCTCAAGCCAGCAATTATGTTGCGGCCCCATCTGGTGCTCAGTCGACCGATGATACCGAAATCGGGCAAGTGCCTGACCGTCTCATGAAGAGTTCTGGCGATGCATCGGCAGCACTCCCAAGCATGGATATCGCCAAGGTGACCGACAGCCCGATGGATGACGACTATGTTTCCAACATGGCGTTCATGCGTGAAAACATTGATGTCCGAATCGGCGAAACCGATGATCCTCAGGCTGACCAAGTTTTCGAAATCAACATCAATGGCCGCGCCTTCTTTTTCACCCGTGGCGAGGTCAAGACTGTTCCTCGCTATGTAGTCGACCATATGTTGCGTATGAAGAAGACGACTTATGGGCAAAAGGAAGTGCACAACAAAGAAGGCGTCAAAGACTACGTGTACCCGAGCCGTTCCAGCCTGAAGTATCCGCTGATGGTTGTTCGTGATGCCAGCCCATCTTCGCACGCATGGTTCCAATTCACTTCCTCGCTGCGCGGCTAACCGGGAACGTCCATGCAAAAGTACCGTGACACAGTAGCGGACCGGAACGGCAACTCGCTGGGCGGCGTCTCCGTGCTGGTGAAGAACTACCCGGCAGGGACCACCGCGACCATCTATTCGGATAACGGCGTGACGACCACGCCCAATCCGCTGACGACCGATGCGTATGGCGCATTCGCGTTCTACGCTGCCGATGGCCGGTACTCGCTCACGTTCAGCGGTCCGCACATCACCACGTTCACGGTTGACGATGTGCCGCTGCTGGAGGATCTGGCTGACGGATTCCCGGCGCTGGCGGCTCCGGGTGGCGCTGCGCTGGTCGGCTTCATGCAATCTGGTACTGGAGCGGTGGCGCGAACTGCGCAGACCAAGATGCGAGAAGTTCAGGTAACGCCGCAGGAATTTGGCGCTCTTGGCGACGGCGTAACGGATGACCTTCTGGCTATTCGCCGCGCCATTGCCGCAGTAGCCGCTCGGGGCGGCGGTGAATTGTATTTCCCGCCAACCGGCCACCCTTACCTGATAAGCAATACCATTTCGGTGCCAAATGGGGTCACGCTGGTCGGATCGCGGGCGAAAAACTTTGAAGGCGCACAAGGCACGATAGCGCAATGGGCGCAATACGGTACGTGGTTTCAGCCAACACACGCATCGAATCCTTGCGTTAAATTAGTTGGGCATGGCTCTGGTATTTTCGGAATCAGTTTCATTCATAACCAGCCAGTGCCAAGCGGCGGCGCATGGGCGCCAAATATCTATGGCTACTGCATAGAACAAAGTATCTCCCATTCTTATATCGAACAGGTGCAGATCATCAACGCATCGCACGGGATATGGATGAACTTCACGCCATCAAGCGGTGGCGGAACGAATGTCGTATGGCGGGATAATATTATTTCCGCATTCAAAATCCGCATGCGTACAACGTGCGTGAACGACACCGTGTCGATTTCAGACACGCACATGCGCAATCTTTATTATTCGAGCGATTCCAATGTTTCTGCATATATTAGGGCTAATACAATTGGATGGTGGTGCGGTTACACGGATAATCCATTAGTAAATGGTATGGAGTTTTTCGAGGATAATACTGCAATATATTTAACCGACGAGACTTGTTTAGGCAATACTCACAGCTTATTCAATGCCTCCATTGTAAATCTGCAATTCAATCTACCGCAGGTTTGCATGCGTGTGGAAAATTCTACGACTACTGTTTTAGCAAATTTAGCAAATACTGTTTCGCAGACTGGCAACGCATTCGGATATACGTGGTCCGACACCGCATTCCAGCTTGCTTCAAACAACGTGAAGATAAAATTCACAGGGCTATCTATTAATGAGGCGGGCGGCCAAGTGTTTTCAATTGGAGCCGGTACTGGCGGGCGTCTTGTTATTGCCGGTTTAAACGTCGATTCGTATAGCAGCGTGGCCGCCGGAAACGTATGCATTTCTCCTGCGGCCGGCGCATTTGTGCAGCTTTCTAACTACCGAATTGAAAAGCTAGGCTCCGCTGGGTCAAGATTCGCGGGCGCGGGTCTGATGACTATCTCAACAGACGCAGCCACCGAGACTTACTTTTTCGGGAGGTTCAGCGAAGCGACGTTGGTTTGCAGTGGTTCCGCGCAAGATTTCTCCACCGATTCAAACTTCCGACCAATGGTCGCGCGTGCTCACCAAGTGAGGCTAATCGGACAAATCAACATCACAACGGCACAGGCCGCCGGCGTTGTCGCTATCTCGATGTCAGGAATATCCTCTGCCGCTGTGGCGGGAATTGACGCGTCCACCACAGGTTTTAAATCGTTTGACTCGGGTTGGGTTGATGTTCCTGAATCTCTGATGAAAACAGATGTTGGGGCTGGCAGATTGCGTGTCAATGGGACCAATCTTGTTGTCGTTGCGAACGGCGCAATCAGCGCGCTGTACCGATAAATTATTGTAGGCTAAACAGACATGACCATCATCGTTCCACTCGCAGGACAAAGCGGCAAGACGTACTTGGAACTGTGCCAGCGCTTGCGCCAAGAGGTTGCTGGCAGCGGCGCAGGTCCGACAACCGTCGTCGGCCAGAGCGGCGAGTACAAGCGCATCGTCGACTGGGTGGCCGAGGCCGATCAGGAGATTCAGCGCGAGCATGACGAATGGCGCTTCATGGTGGACGACTTCGCGATCAACACGGTCGTCGGCGTGGACACCTACGCGGCCAGCCAGTGCACGCCGCCTATCGTGGACTTGCGAAAGTGGAAGGAGCGTCGCATCAAGTGCTACCTACTGGCCGCCGGTGTGACCGATGAGCAGTTGATTCCGTACATCGACTACGACGAATGGTATCGGCGCTTCGCCACTGGGCCGCAATCGAACAGCCGCCCGATCTACTGGACCTACGGCAACGAAATGGAACTGTTGATCGGACCGCCGCCGGCCGACGTGTACCGTATCTCGGGCGAGTATCAGAAGTCGTGCTCGCTGCTGATCAACGACGACGACATGCCGAACTATCCGGCCGAGTTCCACATGCTGCCGGTGTACCTGGCGATGACGCGCTACGGGTATTACACCGGCGCACCAGAAGTGATCCAGAACGGCCAGCGCCTATACAACAAGATGCTCTCCGATATGCGCCGCACGCAGATGCCGCGCATGAACCGACTTCGCCCAATGGCCTGATCGATGAACAATCAACCACCAATCCCGCCGGTACTGACCCAATACTTCCCGTTCATGGGCGGTCTGGACGAGGTAACGCCGCCGATTTCGCGCAGCGATGGCGATCTGCGGTATGGCGTCAATCTGGAAATTGGCGTGCGCGGTGGGTATGCGACGTGCGCCGGCTACGAACGCTACGACGGGCGCAAGCGTCCATCGACGGCGTACTACGCTGTGCTGAGCGTGGCTCTGACGCAGACTGTGAACGTGGGCGATGTCCTGACCAACGATAGCGGCAGCGTGTCCGGAACTGTCATTGCCGTGCCGAGCGCCGGCTTTCTCGTGCTGACTAAGACTAACGGTCTGTTCACCGCCGGTAATATCAAAGTGGGCGTGACTGTTGTGGGAACAGCTGCTGGCGTGCAAGCTGTTGGCGCCGCGCCGACGCCGCAATTGAACGTTGCCTACACCGCTCTGGCCGCGAACGTGTACCGCGCGCTGATCCAGAAGGTTCCCGGTTCAGGCCGTGTGCTGGGCGTGCACCAGTACAAGGGTGGCGTCTACGCTTTCCGCAACAACGCAGCCGGCACCGCTGCTGTGATGTTCAAGGATTCGCCGACTGGCTGGACCGCTGTTCCTACGGGGCGTAGCGTAAAGTTCAAGCAGAGCTTGACCCGAGTGAGGGCAACTCCTGGCACTCCCATTTCGTTCGAACAGGTTGGATCAGGGTTCACCGATGGGCAGCAGCTAAAGTTTTCGAACAACATCGGCGGCGGGCCAAGCATCATTGTTCCCGGAACGACTTATTTCGTCATAAACTCTGACCCGACTACATTCAATATCGCGGCGACCCTTGGCGGCGCAGCGATAAATTCCACGGATGGAGGCATATCCCTTTATACGGCAACCTTGAAGGCCGTCGAGTTCAACGACGGCGATACTGTGGTCGGAGTGACTTCGGGCGCGTCGGGCGTCGCCGTTCGTGTCATCTTGAATGGTGGGACATGGGATGACTCCCCATCCGGGATAATCGTTTTCAGTTCCGTTACCGGCAATTTTTTGCCTGACGAGGGTCTGAGCGTCAACGGTGCGAGGCGCGTTTCTGCTGATGGGCAAGAAGGCCCGAACACGTTCCGCCCAAATGGCCGGTTCGAATTCGAGAACTGGAACTTTGGCGGTCAATCTGGGACGCTGCGCATGTACGGTGTCGATGGCGTGAGTCCTGGCTTTGAGTTCGACGGCACTACATTGGTTCCGATTGTCAGCGGCGTTACGCCTGATGCGCCGAAGTACATGCAGATCCACAAGAACGCGCTGTTCTACGCATTCGGCTCAAGCGTGCAATACACTGGTCCCGGAAATCCCTACGCATTCTCGGCTATCTACGGCGCCGGGGAGATTACATGCGGCGATGATGTCACCGGCATGCTGTCGCTGCCTGGCTCGGAGACTTCGGGTGCGATGGCGATCAAGACCAAGGATCGTACGTTCGTCCTGTACGGCAACAGCGATGACGATTTCAATCTGGTGCCGTACAGCTACGAGGTCGGGTGCGAGCCGCACACCATGCAGTTGATCGCCGGCATGCTGTCGTTCGACACGCAGGGTATTTCGGCCTTGAGCACGACGCAGCGATTCGGCAACTTCCTGAGCGGCATCATCTCGGACAAGATCACGCCATTCCTCAACGGTAAGGTCGGCACCGCGCGCGCTAGCTGCATCGTGCGCAAGAAGAACCAGTACCGCATCTTCTTCGCGGATGGTGACGCAGCCTTCGTGACCTACGCTGGCGAGAAGCTGCTTGGCATGACCACGATCAACTATCCACACAAGGTTTCTTGCATCAGTTCTTTGGAGGGTGCAAGCGGTCGGGAAGAAATCTATTTCGGCACCGATGACGGCTATGTGATGCAAGCCGAGAGCGGCACGTCGTTCGATGGTCAGGCGATCAACTGGCTGGGCTATCTGACGTACAACCACTTCAAGGGGCCGCGCCAACTCAAGACCTATCGCAAGGCCGCGCTGGAGGTATCCGGCGTTGGCTATTCCGAATTCGACTTGTCCTCGTCCATCGGCTACGGAAGCATCGAGTTCGCGCAGTCGGGCGATCAGACGCTTGCCGCGATCCTGACATCGAGCGCATGGGATTCGTTCCAGTGGGATTCGTTCCAATGGGACGGTCGTTCTCTGCTGCCGTCCGAGGGCGATCTGTACGGAACCGCTGAGAACATGTCATTGATCTTCCGTGGCAACTCCGATGCATACGAGCCGATCACGCTCAACAGTGCCATCATCCATTACACCAACCGTCGCCTATTGAGGTAAAAATGACCAATCCATACTACAACCACGACGACGGCTATCCATCGCCAGGCGCTCAAGGCGCGTCGGCATCGATGCGTTCCGAGTTGGATAAAGTTGCCGCCGGCTTTGAATTGCTGCCGGACGCACTGGCTGCCGCTACTGGAGCTAAGGTGTTCTTGGCCGAGCTGCAAGCGGCCACGCTCACCACTGTCAACGCGCTGACGGCATTCAGTGCTAACTATGATGACTGCGAGATTCATCTGGATGGCTTACTACCGACAACTACGGCATCAAATCTGCAACTCCAGATCGCTGTGGCCGGTGTCGGCGTGACGACTGCGACGTACCTTAACGCGGCCAATAGCTCGGTGAGCGCCACCGCCTCGCAAGTAAATCTGACCAATGACGTAGTTTTGCAGTCAGGTCGCGGTTTGAACGGTAAAATACTGATAAGCAACGTCAATGCAGTACCAGGACTGAAGTCGGTGACCGGTATGACGGCGTGGCAAAAATCAGCATCGAACTACGACGGATTGAGCTTCCAGGCATTCAACACCACGGGGGCGGTAGTCACAGGCTTCCTGTTGAAGTGGGATACCGGCGTGGCCTTTACTTCAGGCTTTATCCGCATCTACGGCATCCGCAAGAACTAAAAGGAAAAGAAAATGGCTGACCTGAAATACGCGGATTACAACGGCCAGAGCGTCGTGGTTGATGATTTCATGAAGAAGAGTCTCAACGACTCCGTGGCGAATATCAATGCAACCACCGGATATCAGGGTCGTAAGGATTGGACCGCTAAGGAATTTGACTATGCACTGAACCCAACCACGGCTGGCGCGCGGTGGGGTGAAGCATCGACCACATCCGCGCCAGCTACAGCAGCTCCAGCAGCCAGTGGTGGGCTACTGAACCCCGCGCCAGTGCAGACGATCAAGGCATCGACCTACAAGCCGACGCAGCAAACCGTGAACGCCAACTCTCTGGTACAAAACCAGATCGCCGGCATCACCTCGCAAGATTCGGCGCTGAACCAACTCGCCAAGACTGAGGCGCAGAAAGCGGCCAGTTCGCGCGGGTTGCTGAACTCTAGCCTTGCGGTCGGCGCGGGTCAAAAGGCCGTGCTGCAAAGCGCTCTGCCGATCGCCCAACAGGACGCCAGCACGTACGGCGCCGCAGATTCTGCGAACGCGCAGTATGCGAACTCCGCATCTCAGTTCAACGCGAACGCCGAGAATGCGGCTAGCACCGCTAATGCTGCCAACGCGCTGCAAGACCGCCTCGCTGCAATCCAAGCGAATACTACTCTGACCGTCACCGAGAAGAACAACCAGTCGCAACAGGCTATCGCGGCGGCAGGGAACAAGTCGGCTGAAACAATTGCGGCCGGCAACAATCAAACGCAACAGAATATCTCCACTGGCAACAACCAAGCGGCGCTCAATCTGGCTGACAAAAACAACCAGTCGCAACAAGCTATCGCCGCAGCCGACGCGGCAAACAAGATCATCTTGCAGAACATCGATGCTGATACTCGTGTGAAGCTGGCGAATCTGGACAACACGAGCAAGACGAACTTGCAGAACTTGGTCAGCGCCAACCAGCAGCTTTTGCAGACCAATGTCAACGCGTCGAACATCTTTACGCAGTACATGACCAACCTGGCGAACATCTCGACCAACGACAAGATGGACGGTCCGGCCAAGCAGCAAGCGGCTGACAACCAGCTCAACGCACTGAAGGAGCAATTGAGTCTGATGGGCGGCATAAGTGGGCTGGATCTGTCGAAGTATTTCACGAAGGCTGATTCATACAACACGCCGGCAACCACCACGCCGACGCAAGACTTCACCGACCGTAGCTAAGGGAATGCCGTGGACCGCGACCACTACATCGATATGCTGTATGACGAGGTGAAGTCGCAAGTCATCATCTCGCGCGCGGCGTACGCTTCTGAACTTGATGGGTGGGATTTCCATCCTGTCGTGATCGATGGGCAAGAGGCCGGCGTGGTAATGACGAAGGGCCACGAGATGCATACGCACGTCATCGCGCCATATGGTATCAAGTGCGCTCGTCGCGTATTGCGTCAGAGCGTGCAGGGACAAGTTGACCGGATGGGCTACGCGACGACGCGAACGCTCAATGATCCCAAGGTTGTGCGGCTGCTGGAGCGAATGGGCTTTTACAAGACCGGCGAGCGCGATGGTGTACTTGACTATCGCCTTGACGAATTGAAGATTAAATAAGGGGTACATCATGCCTTTAGTTGTAGTTGCGGCCATTGCCGCCGGTGGGGCCGTAGCGGCTGGAGTGGTGGCGGCGTCCACGGTGCTGTATGCCGGTATCGCCGTCAGCGTTGTGGGCAAGGTTACCAAGAGCAAGGAGTTGACGCAGATCGGCTCCGGAATGTCGCTGGGCGCCGGGATCGCCTCGGCGGCGTCGAGCATCTTCGGCGCTGCGGAAGGTGCCGGAGCTGGCGCAGGGATTGGGGCTGGAGCTGGCGCGGAAAACATCGTGCCGATGCCAACTGGCATTGATACCGCTGCCGGATCGCTGGGGGAAGCCGCTACTGGTGGCTTGGCTGATGCGGCTACCACTGCTGGCGTTGGCGATGTCGCAGCTACCACTGGCGGTGAAGCTCTGGCATCTGAGGCCAGTACTGGCGGCGGCTTGCTCAATCCTTCTGCCACCGCCGATTCGTTGGTGGCTACACCGGGTGCTGCGCCTGCCGCCGCCAATGGCATGAGCGCTGATAATCTGGCGCTTGGTGGCGCTGATGGGCTTGGCGGGACTGGTGTTCTTGCACCGCCACCACCGGGCGGCATTCAAGGCTGGTGGTCCAAGCTGACCGACACGACCAAGGCCAAGCTTCTGAGCGGCGCGGCCGATGGTCTGATGAAGGGCTGGGATGCCAACCAGCGCAACGAATTCGAACGCGAGAAGTTGAATCTGGACAAGCAGCGCTATGATACGTCAATGGCGAACGCCTCCGCGCAACCGGTCGTCGCGTTCAAGCAGTACGCCCCAGCGAAGACCGGCGGTCTTCTGAACCCAACCACGAAAGGCTGATCATGGCCGGCTTACTGAACCCAGCAGCAGAACAACCACAAGCAGCATCGGCACCGGCCGAGCAAGGCGCGCCATCACAGGCCGGTGCCGACACGCTCAATGATCCGGTACTGAAGCAGATCGAGCAGGGCATCGAGGACCAAGTACCAGCGGATATGAAGGATGCATATCTGTCCATCGTCGTATCCGGCATGCAGGTCATGTTCTCGAAAGAGACGTCGAAGCTGATGGACCAGACGCTTGCGATGCCAGGCGACCCGGTGACGAACATCGCACAGGGCGTGTCCAAGCTGATGATTCTCGTCTACAACGAGAGCAAGAACGGCGGCGGTGAGGGTATGGATGTACGCATGGCGGTGCCGGCGGCGATCACGCTTCTATGCCAAGCACTGGATTATTGGGAAGCCACCAAGGGCGGCGAGGTCACACCGGAGATTGCAGCCGAGGCGACCAAGCAGACCATGACCGCGACGCTCAAGGCGTTCGGTATCGGCGAGGACAAGATTGCGCAGACCATCGCGGCCGGTCAGCAGCAAGGCGATGCGCAAGCGCAAGGCGCAGCACCAGCCGGCGCGGCACCACAACCGATGACGGGAGCATGATATGGCTGGCGGTTTAGGATTGCTATTCAGCGGGCTTGCAGGCGGCAGCAAGGGGCTGGCAACGGGCATGGAGGACGAGCGGCAGACCGCCGAACGCGCCAGTCTGGAAACGCTGCGATCCAATCTGGAGGAGCAGAAGGCTCTACGCATCGCCGAGGCGAGCCGCGTGGCGACGCGTCAGGCCGGCATCCAGCAAGGTAAGGACATCGACAGCGCGACCGTGCAGTTGCAGAACGAGCGCGATGCTTCGGCGATCAATGCGGCCAATGCTGGCGTCGAGGGCGGTTCGAACATGACCGCCGCAGACGCCGCCGTACTGCGTGACAAGCCGGAAGCGCGCAAAGCATACGGCCTGCTGAACCCGAATCGCCAGAGTGATCTGGAGGACCGTGCTACAGCCGCCGAGAAGCTGGGATATCTGGATGCTGCACGTGAGACGCGCGGCGCGCTGCAAACTGAGATTGCCGACCAGCGCTATGACCAGCAATCGAAAGACACGAACCGACGACTCGACATCAGCGAAGCGAACGCAAAGGCCCAGCAAGAATTCAACAACAAGATGGAGGCCCGTCGTCTTTCTGTCGCGGAGGCTGATATCGCATATCGAAAATCACGCGATGTGAGCTTGGATGCTAAGGCTACTCAAGCTGCTGAAAATGCGCAAAGAGCGGCTACTGTTGAGGCCATGAAGAACGTGTCTAAAGAAGCAAAAGAAACACAATTGCAGTTGGCTGACCCAATGAAGTCCGATGAAGAGAAGGCAATTCTCAAGGGGAACCTTGAAACATTGCGATTGGAAGAGCGGCGCTTCCGCAACGCATTGGCGAGCGTAGGTATTGAGGGTAGCGAGTCGCCGAGCAAGCCGTTCAACCCTGCCGACTTCCGCACCAGCAAGCCAAGCGAGAGCGCTGCGCCTAAAGCTGGTGGCGTTACAGTTCCGAATCCGGTCCAGGCGCCAGCACCAGCAGCGGCGAAAGAGCCGGAGAAGCGCCCCCGTTCCGCTGCTGAGATTCGCGGCGCAATCGAGAAGCGCGAAACGTTCGTCTCACGCGGCAAGACGAAAACGCAGTACAAGAACCAGAAGACCGGCGAATGGGTTGATTCCATCGCCGAGGCAACGAAGGATCTGTAAGTCGCACGACGTGTGCGGTTGTTCAACTACATAGGAATATCATGGCGCTCGACTTCGATTACAACGCAGCACGCAAGGCCGGTTACAGCGATGACCAAATCCTGAAGGGGCTGAAGGCAAGCGGCGATTTGGATTTCGACGTTGACGCGGCGCTCAAGCAGTACAGCGCCACGGATATTCTGCAAGGGTTGCTGCCAGCGCCGAAGGCTCCCGAGCCAGCGCCGGAACCGTCCGGCGTCATGGGGCGCATCAAAGACATCGGCATCTCGGCGCTCAAGGGCGCCATCTCCGTTCCTGAATCCGCGATTGGCCTGGCTGATATCGTCACTGGCGGTGCTGCCGGCCGTGGTGCCGAGGCGATTGGCTTCCGTCCTGCCGAGGCAAAGGCTACGCTGAGCGAATACTACTCGCCAGAGCAGAAGGCCGCGAGCCAGAACGTGGCCGACGCCAAGGGCTTTCTGCCGACAATGGGCGCGATGCTGGCGAATCCTTCCACGCTGGTGCAAGCCGGCGTCGAGTCGCTTCCTTCGATGGGCGCGGGCGGTGTGGTGGGACGTGGCATCCTGGCTGTCGCTCCAAAGATCGGCGCGCTGGCCGGGGCAGCAATCGGCGAGGGTGCTGTAGGTGCTGGTCAGACCGCAGAGCAGATCCGCCAGCAATCGGCTGACGGTTCGCTGTCGCTGGGTCAGTCTGGCGCCGCGCTGGCATCTGGTATCGGCACCGGGGCGTTTGCCGCTGTCGGTGGCCGTCTCGCGCAAAAGCTGGGCATCTCCGACATCGACACGGCACTGGTTCAGGCCGGTGCGCCGGCTGGGTCGACGCGCGGCGTTGTGCGGCGCATGCTGGAAGGCGGCGTCTCCGAGGGCGTTTTCGAAGAACTGCCGCAATCCATTCAGGAGCAGATGTGGCAGAACGCCGCAATGGACAAGCCGCTGCTTGAAGGTGTGCCAGAGAACGCCGCGCAGGGTCTGCTTGTGGGCGGCCTGTTCGGTGGTATCGCCGGGCTGCGCAGCAAGGCCAAGCCAGCGACCGTGAATCCAGACCAGCCGGAAGCCGAAGCAGCGCCTCTCCTGCTGGGCAATACGCCGGACCCGTTCCTGTCGTTCCCTGACGGCTCGGTCGGCCGCAAGTCGGACGCCGAGGCATTCATCAACGGCTTGCCAGAAAGCGACCGAGAAGCAGCGCGCGCGCGAATGTTTGGAGGTAACGACCTGACGCCGCAAGATGTGACGCCAGAGGACGTAATGCAATCAGCTTCGATTGACGAAGCCATTACCAAGGCACAGATTTCCATCGAGCAGGGTACTCCGGAGTTCCGCGCGCAACGCGACGCCGACATCGACGCAGCATGGAGCCAGCACGTCACCGACCTGTTGGCGCAAATGAACTCCAACTATGATGCCGCCGAACAGCAGCGCTTGGAGGCCGAGTTGCAGGGCATGATGGACCAGCGCGTCAACCAGAACGTCGAGCAAGCTGAAGCGCTGACCGAGGCACAGGGTTTCGACAATCCAGGCCCGACCGCGATGCAGCTTGCCATGCAGGAAGCGCAAGCGCGTCGTGTTGCAGCAACCGATGCGGCGCGGCAAACTGATACCATTGCGCCTCCACAACAAGGAGGCGTAGATGTTCCAGTTCCAAACCTATCCACGAATACTTCTCCCGCCGTCAATGTTCAGGGAATTGAGGCGGAACAAAATCAATCGCCACAAGGTATTGAAGTTGCAACGCCAAACCAGCAAGACACGCCAGCAGCGCAGCAGCAGCGCCCGCAAGCGCAAGCTGATGCTGAGGTAGCCCAAGCCAAGGCCGTCCTGACCGCCGCCGGCGTGACCGGCAACGAGCGCATGGCGGCTTTGCGCAGCATCCGCACTGGCGAGAACACGATCGAGGATTTGATCGACGCCCACCCACCAAAACCGCAAGAGGTCGTAAATGTTGATCGAAACGCAGTCGATGCTAGTGGAAATGGCAATGACGGAGGACGAGGCGCTGGAATCCCTGCTGGAGATGGACCAGTTGACGGACGTGGAAATGTTCCTGCTGGAAGCGATGGGGCAGGACGACAGCCTGTTGCCGGACTCGATGATAGTGTCGCTGAACAACGCGGTGCAGCGCCTGATGACAATGCAAGCCCAGCCGCCGACGCGCAGCCTGCACTAGCCCCGACCAATTCTCTGTCGCGGGATTCTAGCTGGGTCATTCGTAACAAGGCGACCGGCGAAGTGATGCTGGAAACCTTCGACAAGAAGAAGGTCGACGCGCTCAACACTGAGAAATATGAAGCCGTGCCGGTGCAGCAGCACCTTGGCGAAATCAACACGCCCGGCACTTTGGCGAACGAGGTTGCGCGCGGCGAACAGTCCAGCACCGCCGACGAGCCGGCCGCTCAGCGGACTCCAGTTCAATCCGAAGTGGATCGGCTACGCGCAGGCCGTGACGCTCGTATCGAAGCGCAGCGCAACAAGCCGAAGACGGAAGCGCAGTTGGCGACCGAAGCCAAGTACGCGCGCCAGGAAGCGGAGATTGCCCGCGCCAAGGAAAACGCCGAGGCGCGCAAACAGGCGAAGGAACCGGCGCCGGCAGCAGAGCCAGCCAAGCCATCCGGCACCGTGACCGAGCGCTACCTTGGCCGCTATGGTAAGGGCATGTCCGAGAACAACGCCAAGGCTGAAGCCGCTGAGCGCAACAAGAATGGCGATGGGACCAACTGGCGCGTTGAGGCGAACGAAGAATTGGGCTATGACCGCTACGAGGTGGTCGGCTACAAAGACACCACGCCGCGCAAGTCCACCGCACAGCCATCTGGCGGAATGACCGCTGCCGACGTCAACAAGGCCATCATCACGCTCAAGGCAAAGTGGCTGGGCTTTACCCGCGTCAACGTGGTGCAATCGGTCGAGGACATCCCGGCCGCCGTGCAGGAGCGCGCACAGGCCGACGCCGGCACCGAGGGTATCTACGATCCGCAGACCAAGGCCGTGTACCTGATCGCCGACAACATCGCTACGCCAGAGCGGGCGGCATGGGTGGCGGCGCACGAAGTTTCTCACGCGGGCTTGCGCATGCTTCACGACAAGAGCGTCAACGAAGCGCTAAACATCGCCGGCAGCAACAAGTTCGTCAAGGAACTGGCAGCCGCCATCCAGCAGGACCGGGGCGAAACGTCGGACAGCATTGCGACGGAAGAAGCAATTGCCGAGCTTAGCGCAGCCACCGAGCAAGACGACTTCGCCGCGCTGGAGGGCCGCTACGGCGTCAAGGTTCCAGCCGCCTCGCGCAACGGTGTCATCGGTGCTGTCGCTCGGGTCTATGAGGCAGTAAAGCGCTTCCTGGCATCAGTCATGGGCAAGCCAGTATCCGCCGTGTCGGATGCTGATGTGCGCGCGCTGATCGGTGATCAGCAGGCGGCGGTCGAAGGGCGTAGCCAGCAAGAGGATTCCCGTGATCGCGGGAATCAAGAGTCCGGCGCTGAGCCTGTACTGCAAAGCCGCGCACCGACGCCAGCGCAGGAAGTCGTCCCCAAGTGGGCCGAGAACGAATCGGACGCGGTGAAGGCTGCGCTGCGCAAGGCCGGCATCATCTACACCGAGGAAACGTTCAAGCAGAAGGTCGCCAAGCTGAAAGAGGGCGCGCTGAAGAAGCTGCAGTACGGTATCCTTGACCAGTTCGCCCCGATCAAGGACCAGCTCGGCCGCATCCCGTACGTGATGGCGCGCATGGCGAAGAACGCGGACGGCACGCTGGAGGCGCTGATGCTGTACGGGCGCCCTCATCTGGATGCTGACGGCGGCATGCTGGTGGACACCACGAAGAAGGGCTTCATCGAAACGATGCAGATCCTGAACGGCGAGCATGACCGTTTCTTCTCGTGGATGGCCGGCCGGCGCGCGGAGCAGTTGAAGAAGGAAGGCCGCGAGAACCTGTTCACCGATGCCGATATCTCCAATCTGTCGACGCTGAACCAAGGCCGCATGAAGGACGGAAGCAGCCGGGAAGCGACCTACCTGCGCGCGCAGAAGGATGTCGCCGAACTCAACAAGTCGGTGCTGGACATCGCCGAGGCTTCGGGCCTGATTGACGGCGAGTCGCGCAAGGTGTGGGCATCTGACTTTTACGTACCGTTCTATCGCGTCATGGAGGAAGGAGTTACCGGCCCATCGATCAAGTCGGGCTTGGTCAATCAGAAGTCCATCAAGAAGCTGAAGGGCGGCACCAACAACCTCGGCGACCTGACGCAAAACATGCTGATGAACTGGTCCACGCTGTTGACGGCGAGCGCGAAGAACCGCGCGGCCAAGGCATCGCTGGAAGCGGCTAAGCAGATCGGTGCCGCGACCGAGGCCGACGAGGCCACCATCCGTGCGATGGGCAAGTCGGCCAGTACCAAGGCCGTCTCCTACATGGACAACGGCGTCAATCGCTGGCATGTGGTCGAGGATGATAACTTGCTGGCCGCCATCTCGGCGCTGGAGTTCAACGGCTACAACAACGATGCTATGCGAGCTATGTCGTGGTTCAAGACGACCTTGACGAAACTCGTGACCATCTCGCCTTACTTCAAGGTGCGAAACTTGATCCGGGATTCGCTATCCGTTCTGGCGGTGTCCGACATCAACCGCAACCCGCTGGTGAACATCAAGAACGGATACTCGCTCATGCGCAACAATGACGCACGGGCGCAGATGGTTGCCGGCGGCGGCATCTACCGGTTCGGCATGACGATGGAGGGGAACCGGGCCGAGCACATCAAAAAGCTCATCGACTCCGGCGTGCCTGACGATACGATTTTGAATACCGCCGAGAAGATGCAGAAGTTCTTCGGCAAACTTTGGAGCGCGTACGAGGAAGTCGGCGACTTGTCGGAGAACGTCAACCGTGCAGCGCTTTATCAAAAACTGCGCAACGAAGGGGTATCCCACCTTGAGGCATCCTTTGAAGCCAGGGACTTGATGGACTTCGGGCTTTCCGGAGCGTGGGCTGGCGTGCGGGCGTTGAATCAAATTTTGCCGTTCATGAACGCGCGCCTCCAGGGCCTCCGAAAGCTAGGTGTCGGATACAACGACGATCCAAAGCGAATGATGTATGTCGTTGGCGCTTTAACTTTAGCTACCATCGCTCTGTCGCTGGCGTTTAAGGATGATGATGACTTCAAAAAACGTAGCGATTCAGACCGTAATAATTATTGGTGGTTCAAGGTTGGCGGGATAGCTTATCGAATCCCTCGCCCGTTTGAAATTGGCGCGGCAGCTACTGCCATCGATAATTTCTCGGCGCTGTTTTACGATTCGAAGAACACCAACATCGATCGCTTTACAACGCAGATGTCGGAGTTAATCAACGGCCAGCTTGCCATGAACCCAATCCCGCAAGTATTCCGGCCGCTGATCGACGTGTACGCCAACAAGGACGCGTTCTCTGGCCGTCCGATTGAATCCATGGCAATGCAACGTTTGCGCCCCGAGGACCGATACACGAACAACACGTCTGAGCTGGCCCGTCTCTTGTCTAAGTCAGGTGTATTCGTTGATCCGGTTAGTTTGGTGGCCGGGACTGGAGTACGTCAGCTTTCGCCTGTTCAGATTGATTCTCTGATTAAAGGATACTTCGCTGGCGCCGGCGTGTTTGCGGTAGCTGGTGCTGATGGTCTGCTGCATCACACGTTGATCGACCGTGGCGCTGCGCTGCCTGTCCCTCTCAAAACGCTCACTGGGTCGTTCGCCGAGGATCTGCCATCGAATAGTAGCCGGTACGTTGACATGCTCTACAAGACGGCCCAGGACGTCGAGCAAACCTATGCCAGCTATCAGAATGCAGTGAAGCAGGGCGACATCGAGAAAGCGCGCGGCATCATGAAGGATGAAGGCGCGACCATCGCGAAGTATCACATGATCGAGTCGCTGAAGAAAAACGAAAGCCGTATCGGTCAGGTGATCCAGCGCACTATGAACGATAAGACTTTGACTGGTGAGCAGAAGGCGGAAACAATCCGGAGGCTGAAGGCTGTGCAAGATAAGATCGCACGGCAACTTGTTGCTCGGTGATAAAATGACGCATCACCGGTGCGCTTCGAACGCACCGGCGACACTTCCCATCAATCAACTATACGGAGTTGATCATGAGCGATCACGATTCTACCACTGGAAAAGTCTGCCGAGACTGCAAGCAGTACAAGCAATTCTCTGAATTCGGTATCCACAAGTACAGTAAGGACAAGCTTAACTACCACTGCAAATCATGTGCATGTATCAGAAGTAAGGCATATGTAGCTTCCAATAAGGAAGCCGTTGCAGCCAGGAAGAAGGAATATCGAGCAAAGCCCGAGACGAAAGCAAAAGATGCGGCATCGTTCAAGGCATACAAGGAAAAACACAAAGACGAATTACGTACGAAACGCATAGAAAAGTACCAAACTATGACGCCGGAACAACGAGAACGAAAGCGCCAGTTGAACCGGGAATATTGGGATCGCCATAATAAGGCCATCAATGCACGCCGCAATTCCAGAGAGTGGACGCCGGAAGCTATCGAGAATAATCGTGTATGGCATTCCGAATGGTACAAGTTGAATAGGGATAAAATCCTTCAACAAAGAGCTCAGTACTATCAAGAGAACCGTGATCGCGTAATCGCCAATGTGCGCAGCTACGAGCGAGCCAATCCTGACAAGGTCCGGCTGCTTGGCAGGGTCAAGGCCCATCGCCGACGCATTCGCCTGGAAGCGGCCGGCGGCGATAACTACACGCGCCAGGACATCGAGCGGATCTATGAGTTGCAGCGCGGGTGCTGCGCGGCGTGCACGAAGAAGTTGAACGGGAAATATCACATCGACCACCGGATACCTGTGGCGAAGGGTGGCAACAACACGAAGGAGAACATCGACTTGCTTTGTCCGCCATGCAATCACAGGAAGTCAGCCAAGTTGCCGCATGTGTTCGCGCAGGAGAACGGAAGGTTGATCTAGCTAAACAAGGGTGAGGTATCCCTGCTCTAGGAAGTTGAGCACTTCGGCGGTCACGATGAAGACGCCGGCCCAAATCCAGAGCAGCGATTCCCACAGCTTGCGCTGCTTGCGAGTGGTGAGGGCGTAGAAGGCAACAACCGCCAGCCATGCGCCCCAAAAGATAATGGTTCCCATGCATAAATTATAGGCATGAAATATGTACCGTAGGTAATTTACAGACGGTACGCTGGTAAAATGGCGATACTCAACAACACTTCACAAAAAGGAATTGACATGAACAAGAATCCACAAATGGCAACCGGCGCCGGCGGCGGCAAACAGAAGCCACCAAAGCCCACCGACACAAAGCCAAAGAACAAATGAACGGCTGGCGCTCCCGTATTTTCCTTGTCATTGTCATAGCGAGCGCTATGGCTGGGCACTCATTGGCGACGGCATCATTGCCTAACACCGATGAGGGGATGGCTATATTCCACGGGAGCGCCGCTGCAGTTGACTTCATTTTGCTGTACAGCGTGCCGCGCTTCTTAGCCGGCCGCTTATGCACCGACACACAAATCCTGTGTCTGGTGTCTTGTTTTGCAAATCTCCCTGGCTTTTTAGCCTACCGGGCCTATGCCTCGCCTGACTTCTACAACACATTTATGTGGAGTCTTGCGTATGTGCAATTTGGCAGAATTTTATTGGTGGACCACCATGGCGCTGACTATTTGGTTTTCGATCTGGATCGCCGTCTTGGTCGTAGCGGGCGCCCGAATTATCTTAGAGCGAAAAGTCTATGAACGAACCAAATACCGTATGGCACGGCGTAGTCCAGGCAATCGACTCGGCAGCCAGTAATCCAAAGGTCGCGACAGCATTTGCGGCAGGAACAGCCGCCGCCGGCGGGGCGCTGAAACTCGATATGGTCCAAAGCGTCATCGGTACCATGAGCCTCGGCATCGGCATGCTGACTGGTGCCGTCGTGCTGGGCATCCAGCTTATCAAACTGATTCGCGTGTGGAAAGCCTGGAAGGCTGATGCGCCTGAGCCGGAGGACTTAAAATGAAACTCTTCGCAAAGTGGTTTCACCGTATGGCTGATCGCTATCCTATCCTTATGGCGTTAGCCAGTCTGTACTTCCCAGGAATTGTTAAATGACCTCGGCCAGCTTGCAGCAAATCGCATCCTCTTCGTACTCAGCGTCGGCGAGAGCCTGAAGGAATGAGATGAACGACCACCTCTTAGCCGAAGAACTGCGCAACGACGAAGGCGAGAAGCTGACGTCATACCTTGACACCAAGGGCTATCTAACCATCGGCGTAGGCCACCTGATTGACCCGAAGCGAGGTGCCAATCCTTCCCCGTTCGGCATTGACCTTCGCAACGGAGGCAAGATCACCGAAGCCCAATCCGAGGCGCTGCTGCTGATGGACATCAAAGAGAAGGCGGCTGAGCTTGATCGCCGCTTGCCGTGGTGGCGAACCCTGTCGGACAACCGTCAGCGCGTGCTGGCTAACATGGCTTTCCAGCTTGGTGTATCCGGCCTTCTCGGCTTCAAGAAAGCGCTGGCAGCTATCCGCGCCGGCGAGTACGTGAATGCACGCCTGCACTTACTGGATTCCGATTGGGCGCGTCACGATTCGCCGAAGCGTGCGCGCCGCTTGGCTGACCGTATGGTGCAAGGATGACTCCGCGCGAATGGATGCTGGCGGTACTGGCCGGCTTCGGTCTGCTTATCATCCTGACGCTTTGGCGCGCGCACCGCAATGCTCTGCAGCAGTTCAATGCATTCGACTTGGTCATGGAGAACGGGCGAGTGAGCAAGATCGCCTTCTCCTACATGCTAGTGCTACTGGTATCCACTTGGGTGATCGTGCTCATGGCGTGGCGCGACAAGCTAACGGACGCCATGTTCGGCCTATGGCTGGCGGCTTGGGTTGGCCCGCTTGTGGCTAAAATTGTGTTCAACAAAGCGGACATGCCGGGCATCATTTCCACCAGCACATTGACGCAGCAAACCACCGAGGTAACGAAGCCATGAGCCTAATCCCAACTTGGCCGATTGCTGTCGGCGCGCTGGTAGTCGGCCTTTCCGCTGGCGGCTTCGGTGCCAAGCTGTGGTACGCCGACACCATCGCTGATCTGAAAATCGCCGCAGCCGAAACGAAGAGCGACGAGGCGAACGCGATATCGCAGGCATCGCAAGTGGCGCTGTCTGACTACAAGACCGCTGCCGAAGTGATCGCTGCCGCCGCTCTCGGCGCGCAGACCGATATGACATCCGCCTTAGCCCAGCTCGCCGCCATCCGAAAAGGACAGAAAAATGCGCCACCTCCTAAGCTGCCTGACGATTGCCGTCCTGGTCCTATCCGGCTGCGAAACCTTGCCGAAAGCGCCGCCGAAGCTGACCGCGCCATCTCTGGATCAGTTCCTCGCAAATGACTGCTCACTGATCGGCGAGACGCCGACGACCGACGATTACGATGTATTGCAAGACTGGGTGCAGGACATCCTGATACCTCGTTATATTGACTGTGCCATCCGTCACCGCAAGACAGTGGACGCGTGGCCGAAGTAGGCTATACTGCCTAGGCAAGAAGGTCACCAGCGCCATCATGGCTGACATTGTCAGTACGGTGCAAGCTCCGCGAGGTTGAAACCCTCAATCGAAAGATAGCCTGATATCTTGCCCAACTAAAATCCCTGGCTTAGGCCGGGGATTTTTCTTTGGCGCGACGCTCCAGAAGTTCGGCGACCGCCTTTTCTGCACTTTCGCTGCAGTTACAAGACACAACGCCATTAGCGCGATAACGCTGGTTTTTCTTAGCGTGATACATCTCGACATCACGCCAGTATTCCATCTCGTCGCCCGGGTCGCCGACCAGTGCATACATCTCGGTCGCGACTTCAACAGGCGGACGCCCGAAGCCGGTGAAGCACATTGCGTTGTGGTACCAGTCGGACGGTATGCGATCATCCCAAATAAGGCCGGAACGAAGTTTTCCATAATCGCTATCCCATGACCAGACGTAGACCTTGACCTTACCGTCATCCAGAAAACGACGGCATGCCATCTGAAGATTCTCCGACCAGAAATTGAGGATACGCGTACCGTCGCTCAGTGCGAAGTAATTGCCGAACGGTAGCGGGAATGGGCTATCGGTATTGATGCCTACACATGATTGCATTCCCACTCGCGCAGGCAGCATTAAGATTTCAGGATTATTCATCACGCTTCCTCTTCTTCGAAATTATTAGTGCTACTTTGGTTACAGCACCCAGCGCAAGACGCATCCTCTGCCGCCTTGTCGTACTTGCAGCCCAGCTCAAAGCGGCTCGTCACCTCAACGTAGACCGGCACGCGAACAGGTACGCCGCGATCCTCGTATGTTGGCGACCATCCGGCTTGTGCTGTGTACTTGCCGGTGAAGTCGCGAGGCGTGTTATAGCAGCCTGGGCGCGGCGTCATTTTCTCTCCAAGAATTCGCGGATACGATGTTTTTCAGAATCAAATATACCGCCGCCGTCGCATTCCTGAAGGATCTTAGCTATCTCTTGGAGCAACAATCGGGCGGCATCAAGTTCAACCTCTTTCTTTTTTGCGTAAGCGCTTAATTCCTTGGCTTTCCATCCTCCGTCAAAGTGATCTTGCGTCAATCCTTCGCATGCGTTCCAGCAAGCAGCGAGGCGGTGCGCATTTTTCAGTGCATCCTCTGCACTGACCTGATGCGATATTAAGCTACCATCCTTGCTTGTAAATATCTGCAGAGGACGGCACAAGGCCACTGCCTTATTCCCGTCCATAATGGTGGCACCCATGCTGTTTGCATCTGTTCCTATAACGGTAAGCATCACTCCTCCTTTTTGCCGGCAGCGGCAAGCAATTCAGCTAAGTGCTCACGCGCGCCGTCTTCGTTGACCTCGGCGCACCAAGCACGATGCTCTGCAACTGTGAGCGCGGAACGAAGATCATCGATTTCAGCCTGAGCTAGTTCAACAGCTAAGTCGGCACATTCCCGCTTGCCACTCTTACCCATGCGCTCCTGCCACGTTTCAATTGGGACGCAACCCGGAATAGCCTCCATCTTCACCGCCCACTCCACCAGCTCGCGCCAAGTAGCAGAGCAGACCATCACGCCGGAGTCTAGGTCGCGCTTGATTTGGGCAATGTTCATGGCTCAGTCCCAGCGATCGATTTTGTACACTTGGGATTGGCCGGCGCCACTTACGCGTACCATAGTAGGGAAGGAGTTGCCGCCTTGGCGCAGATCGATGCCGATGGCAGATCCTTCGGACAGGCCGGTCATCTTCGCTTTGTTCGAGTAGCTTTCCATTACGCTGCGAACTTCGCGAAGTTCCGACCGCAGGATAGACGGGAACAGGCCAGCACTGGCGGATCGGGTTTCACGCGCGCCATCCACCAGCAGAACCAGCCCGTCGCCCTGATGCTGGAACTTCTGCTCAGCCTCATCACCCCAGCGCGCCGGCAACCGCGTGATACCAGCTACTTCCGACCAGCCGATTTGCAGCCCATATTGCGCTGGCGTGGCGCCACCGTGCCATACGTACCAGGCGAAAGAATGGTCCCACTGGAACAACTTTGGAGCATCCGAGTTGACGGCGGCGGTGATCGTGATGAAGTGGGCGGTATTGCCAAGTTGCACTTCGATCTTTTCCGCATCTGTCACAACTGTACGCACGAATTTTTCCAGCGTAATGCTGATCGGAGGCGCAGTCATGCTTGGCGCAGCGGCGCTGGACTTCGGCTGTAGGTGGCCAAATACACCGGCAGGTTTAGACGCAACGGGTTGTTTCGGTTTCCATAGTTTCGGGACTTCCTCGAACAGGGCCACGCGACGTTCCAGCGCCGGCGCCAAGCCCATCGCGGCGAACATCTTTTCGGCTTGAGCTATCGCGCCGGCGGTAGGGGCAGCTTGTGGGCGTTGATAGGCCAACGGGTGCATCTTGGCGTTCCAGCGAGTTTGCGCCTGCTCGAATGTCTTGCCGTCAGCGATATCATCAAGCAGGGTGGCAATCATGCTGGCGCGCGGGTGGCACAAGCCTGACGGCGCTGCGGCGACCGCACGATAGATCAGGTTGCTGCGCAGGTTGGCTCCGGTGCTGGTAGCTTTGATCGCATGCAGGTCTACCATGAATTGTGCTTGGCCGAGCGCGGCGACGCTGTTGCCCAGTTGGTCGTCCTTCAGCAGCTTCAGCGCCATATCGCAAGTCTCCTTGTTGTACTCAGCCAACGCATGGCAAACGCTGCCGAACTCTTCGCGCTTGAGCGAAGCCGCAGCAAATGCCGACACGGTGACCGGACCACGATAGATTCGCGCCTCGGCCGGCACCACGGCGAAATGGTTCCAAAGGCCGGAGCCATCCTTTCTCTCACCGCTGGCGAACTCACCATACTGGCGGGCGGTGGACAAAAACGGCTTGGTCAGCTTGGCGCGCTGTACGAGGCGCTGCATGCGGCCGACCGCATCTTTATATTGGGAAGGCGCTTCAGCCAGTTCCCAAATAGCGGACAGCACATGACCATCCGCTCCGACGTAAGCTAGGCCGCCGAAGTGATCGATGAAGGATTTGCAGCACGAGCAGGTATGATACTGGCGCTCTGCCCCTTCCGGGAATCCAGCCAGATACGCCTCATACAAGCCACTAGCATCGGTTTCGAAGATTGGGCCGGTCAGCGTGTTGAAACGATCGCTGATGTTCTGGACAAAATTGTTGTACTCGATGCCGTGTTGATGTTGATCCGAAATCATATTATTCCTTTAAATAAAAAAGGACTTTTATGCACGGTCCCAGTTTTCACCGGGTTGGAGGAACTGGTATCAGCTACCAGCCACCGTGCATAAAAGTCCTAGCTGAATTTTTCGCGCCCTCCAAGGCACATTGCAATTCTACATCAATTCTTCCCCGCATCAAGTTCTTTGATGCTCTTGTCCAGTTCTTTGTTTTCGCGCCACAGCCGAATCATTTCCTTGATGTCGCAGTAGATCATGCGGAAAATGTAAATGAGCCAGACGCCCCATACGGCCAGAATTATCCAGCCCAGCGGCTCGACGTTTTCCATGGCTTACCCAATCGAGGTGATGGCGTTGCGCTCAGCCTCAAGGCGCGCATACAACTCCTGGCGCTCCTTGTTGACCTTGAGCGGCGGGGCGATGCGGACTTGGCGCAGCGCTTCCTCTGCTTTCAGGCGGGACTCTGACGGTATCCAGAAGCGCACATTGCGGCCGGCCTGAGTGCTGCGGATAGCCATGCTGCCGCCGAGTTCGGATAGCACCGGGCGCAAGCTGGCTTGCCCGAAGCCGGTTGCCGTCGAGATTGCGGCAAGCGTTAGACCGTCTTCGCCAGCAGTAGCGAGAGCGTCGAGAATGTCGCGGCGGATGTCGGATGGTGTGGTCATAGTTTTATACTCTGTCAAAATATTTGCCGCTTATTACATCAATGCTCTCCAGCGACTTATCGGAGAGGTTGCGTGCATCGTACTGGGCGCCGGCGAGCGCTGCAAATCTGCGCACGGCCTCAGCGTCTTGCGGCTCCAGCTCGCCAACGATGCGCGCTAAGGCTTGGAGCTGCTGGCCTCGTAGGCTGTAAAGTAGGGCGTAGTCGGTTTTCATGGCAAGTCATCTACATCATCGCCGAACATGGCGCGCACGACAGCGCGGCATATGGCGATCAGTGGGGTGGAACCATTGGCGCTGTACGCGTCGTAAGCCCTCCATCCCTCTACGCGCTCAACTACGTTGAGGCTATGCTTCTCCACCAGCGGACCGGCCACCGCCCAGTTCGTGCTGTAGTCGATCCGTATCACCGCGCACGGCTCGCCGTTCCGATACGCCATCTTGCGCACGCAAAATTGTTTCGGCGCGTGAGGATCGTCCGGACGCTGGGCGTCGCGGATTTCCAACTCGTCGGCCGGCACGCCCTCAGCGCGGGCGGTCCAGAAGTCCAACAGAGCGCCGGTTAATTCAGAGGTCATCATGGCATCACCTTAAAGTGTTCGTCGTTAAATTCATGCACCCAGCGCGAGGCCGATTCCATGCGAGAGGCGCGTACGTCCTCGGCTGGGGCGCGTTCTTCGGTCAGTGGCAGGAGCAACAGCCACGGTCTAGGCGCATCGCCGAAGAGGATGCTTGGCCAGCGTCTAACAACCTCCCAGCGGTCGCCGTGCTGCTTGATGATCTGCTTGCCGCGCTTGGTTTGCGGGACCAGTGTGACGATTCTCATGCTGGCTCCTTTCCAGTGCCACCGCATGCGCCACACTTTGGCGAGCCGTTGGTGTCATAGTGGCCGCTGCCGTTGCAAGCGTAGCACTTCCGCTCCTTCGGCTTCGATTCCGCAAGCTGCTTGCCCAGTGCAATAGCAGCGCGCATTTTCTTGTTGGGCTTCATGCTGGCTCCTTTGCGTAAAACTTGATGTCGTCGGTCGGGGCGAGCGGCAGCGCTCCGTTATCACCTAGCCCGCCAGCGATGTGCATGATGATCTGCAAGCGCTCTTGCGGCAGGTTGACGCGGTAAGCTCTTCCTTCTACTTCTACGAAGATGACTATCTTGTCGATGGTCGCGGTTGTCATGGCAGCTTTTCCCGGCTAAGAATGTCGGCGGCCAGCATATCCAACCGGCGTCGAGCGGAAGCGTTTTTTTCCTTTTCAAGTGGCGATGGCTCATGCTTGGTCCAGAATTTATCCTCTGCGGGGAATAGGACTCCCTCAGCGCGGCCTCGCTCGCTCACACCCACCTTAGCGAAATACTCGTCCATGCTTTCGCCGGGCGGCGTCGGGTTGCGGTAGTCTTTGAGCGGCGTCCTGAGGCTGTCCATGCTGGCAAATAAGCTTGGTTCGCGCATGCCCTCGACCAGGTTAGAGGCGTTGCTTAGATCAACGTCGAAGCGCGGCGGCACTGGGCCGGCCAAGTTTTCATCGTGGTAGTCCAGCGTGTCGACGCGCCGGCAGTACGAGATGAACCAGCAGACGAACAGGATCAGCGCCACGCAGACCAGGAACAGCGTGTACAGGTCGCGCAAGCCTTCGGGGGTGAGGAAACGTTCAGCGAATTCCATGGTGCTCTCCTTATACAAACTGCAAATGCTGGATGACCAGATAGAGCGCATAGCAAGCGCCAGCAAATATCGTGATGATGCCCACCGCAGCCAGATAGAACACGGTCACAAGACCGTCAAGATTGATGAAGCCGCGTTGCTTTTTCATGTTGCTCTCCTAGTTGTGGTCAAACGCCAGAACGGCGGCGCGATTTCTTTGTTTTCAGCTGGAACAATTCCCACGCATCAGCAGGCATAGTGCCGTCCTTCTCCCATGTACTCCACGTCCGCGCTGTGCGGCTCGCTGGCCGAAGCACGCGGATTGCCTGGAGCTGCGTGAGGCCGGCTGACTTGCGCGCGGCTTTGATTTCTTCTTTGGTTGGCATTGCCTCTCCCTTAGTCGTCATATGGGAAGCTGCTTGGGAAGTCGTCGGCGCTGATATCGTCGGGCACGATCACCTTGGTTTTGGCGGTGTGCAACTGGAACAGCAGTTTTTCGAAGTCGCGTAGCGGGCCGATGAACAGCTTTTTCTTAGTGTCGTCGCCATTGATTTGAAGGCTAAACACTTCGCTGTTGTGGATGCCAATGCGGAAATCGCAACTGTATTCGCTGGTGCCGCTTTCCTTATCCAGCGAAATATAGGTGAAGCCGGTATGCTTTGCCTCGATCAGAAGCGTGAAGTCATCGCCGGCTTTGTCCTCGCCATACGCCTTGATGAACGCCTCGATGATTTCCTCGACGGTGATTTCGGCCGGCGCCGGTGCTAGCAACTTAGCCATGTCGGCTTCCAGCCGCTTCGCGAAGTCGCTTTCCATCTGCGCATCCATTTGGCGGCGAATGATGTTCAGGACCAGGTCGCCGTACGACGGCAGGTCCATGTCTTTCAGGTTGACGCCGATGGCCTGGCTGACCTTGTCCTTCAGCTCCTTGCCGAAGTCGCTGTAGCTGCGCAGGTGGTCGCTGATGGCGCTGGCGATGGTCTCGTTCAGCTTGGTCTCGATCGCGGTCTCGATCGCACCGGATGCGACTACCTTGTCGAAGGCTACCGCAACTGCGTTTTTCAATGCGTCCATATTTAATATCTCCAATTCCGCCGCGCGGTATGCGCTGCCCATAAACAACATCGTACGCCACACCAGCGCATCACGCAAGCGCTATTACAGCGTGTTGCATCCCCGTCACGCCAGCCGCTTCACCTCCGTGCGCCCGCTGGCGATCTGCTTGGCCTTCTCGACATTGCCCAACAAGCGCACTTGCAGCGGCTGGAAGATACCGGCGCTGCCGTTCTGCGCGTTCGCTATGCCCACCAAGTACGCCGGGTGGTCGGGCGTCTCGCCGGTCATCTTGTAGCCCTGGTAGCGCGTCACGAACTCCTTGGCGGTGAACGGCCATTCTTTGTCGTCTTTGCCGCCGATGACAGCCCAGCCGCCCATGTCTTGCAGTACGCGGTGGATGATCGGATCGTCAAAGGCGACGTCGGCATACGGCCCGACAACACGCACGGCGCGGTCGACCTTGCTCCAGGCGATTTGCCCTTGGTCCGACGTCCGGCCGATCAGCATCTTGTTGAAGTCGCTGACCAGAGGCATCCAGCGCCCGGACTCGTCGGGGAGCTGCGTGTGCGCCCATGCGGCTTTCTCGATGGCTTCGTAGTCGTACTGGCGCAGACCTTCCCAATACATCGCGATCACGCCCTTGGAAGTGGTCTTGTTGTAGTAGTCGGCCAGCGCCACAATCAGGGCGGCGAAGCGCTTCTTTTCGTCAAGGTTGTCGATCATGGCTGAGGCTCCTTAAAACCGCGCCATTGGACATGCTGCTGAGAAGTATAACCACCGTCAAGATATACCCAATGGTTCCCATTCCACAAACGGAGCCGCTCACAGCAATTGCATGGCAACCGAATTTCGTAGATGCCTACACGCACTGGCTTGCTTTTCTTTGGAAGCCAATCAGTTAAAACGCTCATTTCCCCTCCAGCCAATCAAGTGCTGCGTTTGCGGTAGCCTGGCCGTGCTTGCCCAAGCGCGAACTGTCGAAGCCCGGCTGATAGCGAGGCGAAGCGCGGCGCTCCTTCAGTGGGTACAGGTCAGACCAGCTATTTTCCGTCGACTGGTCAAGGATCTTTTCGATGTCGTCGCCGGCGTCGCGGAAGGCAGCCAGCGCCTTGAACTTCAGTTCGATGGCGCGATCGGTCATAGGCCTCTTGATCTTCTTGCGCATCTCAACGTAGCCGGCCCATGCTTCGGAGGGTATCCAGTCAGGAGTAATCATGACAGCGATTCCTTTTTCAGTTCCTGCAAAGCGGCGATCAGAGTGTCGACGTGCACGACTTGAATGATAATCACGTTGTCGTCTTCGCCATATGGCGCGACTTGGCGCAGCACCACAGCGCCATCCTCATTGAGATATGCTTGGGTTTCGGCTTGGCTCATAATGATCGTGCTCACGCTACCTCCAGTTGAAACTTCGCCCACTCGCCGGCGACCCATTTGATGCCTTTAGCCGTGAACTTGGCTTGCACGTATGCATGCTCGTTCGCTTCGCCGGTCTTCACCTCAAAGCGGCCGGCGTCAATGTGCGGCTGGTACGGAGTCAGACGGCCACCCAAGCGATACATGATGGATTGCTTGGCAAGAAACGCCTTGAACGCTGGCTCTTTCACCTTGAGCAGTTTGCAGACTTCGCGGAAGCCCATGCTACCCGTTTCGCTTTCGACGTATCGGTCAACGAATTCCATAGCTGGCGCGGCGATAGCCAACTGGGCGGCCTGTTGCTGAATAGTCTCTTGCTGGTCAGCAGCTAGGCGCAAGGCATCAGCGAACGTTTTCGGGATCTTGAACCCAACCACAGTTTGTGGATTGGATTCCAGCGCAAGCCACCGATCAATGATCCTGGCTCGCAGTTCAGCACTGTAACCAGAAGCAACCACCATCGTGTCACGGTAGCTCAGATTGAACTCGGTGTAAGTCTGCCCGTTCTGCTGGTGCGTGTAGGGGGTCTCATTTCCAGCAATGACACCCTCCCGATTAAGCTTTCGAATGGTTGCCATTACGTTGTGATGATCGCTACCAACAGCCTCGGCGATTTGCCGGCTAGTCATGGTGCGCTCTACGTTTTCGGTCAGTTGCATTTTTCACCTCTGTAAGCTTTATGTTTTCGGTCGCACATTGCGCAAAGCGGTAAATCGCTTTCATCGACCAGCCCGTAGTTGTTTGGATTCAAGCCACCAGTGGAATATTGCCTACAGAAAGTATCTGTACCCTTCCAAAGATGTTTGATCTTAGCTTTTAGTTTATTAATCAAGTACATTCACTTCCTTAGTTATATTTAGTTATCCAAGAGGCTCTGAGCGAACGAGTCCCTAAGCTAGAAACTAGTTCCTTTAAACTGATATCCAGTGAGGACGTCGGTCACGCGCCAGTCGTTCGCAGAATCGGCACTAGCTTCGCCACCGATATGTGAGGTATCTCATCTGCTTTCAGCCCCAGGTACCTCTATCAAGCTGTTACCGCCTAGGGTTAGGAATTCCCCAGCAACAGCCACTATGAAATTGGTGTTTCGTTTTCATTAGACGAAAAAAAAGCTGCTTTAGTAAGAAACCTGGTCGAACCCCCTTTAGAGGGGCAGGTTTCTTGCTAGAGCAGCTTCATATAAGATTGGTTCGACGCAATCAATAGCTAGAATCTTACGTGAGTTGCCTAACATACGCAACGGAAATTTTTCCTATTTCCAATGACTCGCAGAAAAGCTACATTCCCCGAGTCAGTAGTATTGCTTGCTCGCCTGAATCAGCAGAGGCGCAAACAGCGTCTTGATGCGCGCTTTCCTCGCTACCTTGCGCTCTTGCCGCAAGCCGTCGCGCTCCTTCTGCGTGAGCGGCTGTAGCTTGCAAGCGCGATCCTTGCCTGCCCCAGCAGAGAGGCGCTGCACGAATGTTCCCGTGTTGTTGCGCTTCTCCCGCCGCCAGCCTGAGACATGGCACCAGCGGGCCGCATGCAGCTTCTCGACGGCGTTCTGCACGGACCCCTTGGTTAGCCCTGTCATGGCGATTATCTCGGCTCTGGTGGCTGGCATAGCGGATAGAACTGCGTCTATGCGGTCCATGCTGCATCCTTTCGGTGGTTGACTACAGCGTCACATCGTAGGTAGGCTTTATAATCGGTAGCCAACCGCAAACGGTGCACCCTGTCTCAGAAACGGCCACACCATCGCGGAACCGCCATTTACGATATACCGAGTCAAAGAACCCAATCGCTACTTCACATGATTCGTCGCCTGCGGTTACTTCTTGGAAGGCTACCCATACTTCTGCCCCATGCGGTGGGGCACTTGCCGGATGATCGCTGTTCCAGTCTTTCGATTTCATATTTCCCTTTCAGTGGTGGCGGTGAGCTAGAGCAGAGAGGTTTGTTCTTGCTTTGGTGCAGCCGGGGCGAACAGTTGGCCTTGCGCGACGGCACGCTCGATACGTGCACATGCAGCATCAAAATACTTTGCCTCGCGCTCGATCCCGACAAAGCGACGGCCGGCCATCACAGCAGCTACGCCAGTTGTACCGCTGCCCATGAATGGATCGCAGATACGCTCAGCTTTGGGAATGAACGACAAGCACCAGTGCATCAGGTCGACCGGTTTCTGTGTAGGATGGTCTCGTTGCCAGCCGTTAACTGGGTGCATGAAGTGCTTGCTGTTCATGTCGATGTTGGTCCAGCAAAGCTCAACGCTTGCCATCGTCTGTACGCCGTTGATTTTTACCCATACCAGCCAGCCACGTGACGCCGGTACCGGATAGTAGTTGCCGCCCCAAAGCATCATGACAGGGGCGATTGGGGTAAGCATCTGAAGAAGATCCGGTACCGGCTGCGCGTCCCAGTCGCCTAACGTCTTCATGCCGCCTTCGCCAGTCGAAAAACGCTTAGTTCCGCCCGTCATCTTGTCGCCGAGTCCATATGGAGGATCGCTAACCACTGCGTCACATAGCCCAATAAGCGGTAAGATTTCCGAACTATCGCCATGCCACATTTCGGCGCCTCCGATGATGACCGGCCTCATGCTGCGTCATCCGGCATGGCCGCTAAAGCCGCCCGCTGAGAGCTAATCTTTAGCGCTGTCATAGCCTGAACATGGCGGCACTCAGTAAGCGCAGCTTCGGCCTTGTCTATGTTCTCGTTGATCTGGTTGAGCGCGTTCTCAAGCTCGTTTAGGCGCTTGGCTGCTAGGTAT